CGGCAGGGCCCAGGCGCTCTACGCGCACAAGTGGGAGCTCCGCACGGAACTCGAGGCCGCCGAAAGCTTCGACGAGCTCAACGCCGTGGAAATCTCCTTCGAAGGCGTCTAGGCCGTGCCCGGCTCAATCTCCTACGTCAAATCCGTGGCCATCGCCCTCGACCAGCTGCTCAACGCGCTGGCCGGGGGCTGGCCCGACGAAACGCTGTGCAGCCGGTCCTGGCGCTGGCATGTCTCCGGCGCCAGGCACTGGCCATGGCGTGCTCTCGACGGCATCGCCCGCCTGTTCGGCGACCGGGACCACTGCCGGGAGTCCTTCGAGTCTGAGCGCCTCGGGCGCCAGCTCCCTCCGGAGGCCAGGCCATGACGCATGCCCTTATCACGTCGGCATGGTGCCTCGCCTGCATCGCCCTGGGTCTGCCGTGGCCCTGCCTTTTCTGGGCGCCGGCTTTCTACCTGGGGCGCGAGGTCGCCCAGGCCGAGTACCGCTACATCGAGGCCCACGGCGGGCAGCGCGCCGCCTGCCCCTGGTGGTGCGGGTTTGCTCCCTCCGCGTGGACGGCCAAGGCCATGACTGACTGGCTGCTTCCGCTCGCAGCGTCGTTGGCGGCATTGATCGGGCAGGCCGTGGTGTGGTAGCCTCCCTGCCTGGAGGACAGCGATGAGCGAGCCAGGCAAGCTGGGCGTGCAGGCAAAATGGGAAGACCTCGCGGAATACCTTTACGGATCCGTGCTGAGGGACATGCCCAAGTCTGAGCGCTTTACGCTGGGCGCGGACATCCGCGCCTGCGTCTGGAGCACCCACGCCGCCCTCGTCAAGCTCTCCCTGCGCGCCGGCAGCCGGGCATCCCTGCTCGATACGGTCGACGTGCAGGCCAAGGCTCTCATGGCAATGATCCGCCTCGGCATCAAAGTCGGGGCAATCCCAAGCAAACGTCAAGAGCCGGTCGCCCGGATGCTCCAGGAGATCGGCAGAATGATCGGCGGCCTCAAAAAGGTCCGCTGACAGGGAGTGGCTCAGCAGCGCTAGCCTCGCGTATCGCGGCGGCAATTGGAATAATGGCCTCGGTTGTGGGCCGTTCGCCCTCAATCTGAATAACGAACGCACGAATGCGAATCGCAATATCGGCTTCCGCGCCGGCTCTCGCCCCTGACTTCGCCAGAAGCCTGCCGGCCACGGCTGACAGGACGGTGCGCACGGGGCAAAAGGGAGCCGCTCCCCTCCCCTCGCGAACGGGGAAAACATCAGCATCCCCGCGCCTCAAGTAGCTCCGGCGAACGCGGCGCGGGGAAACCATTTTTCGGAGGACGCCATGCCAAAGCCTGCCAAGCACTTATGGCCCCGCGTCCTGGAATGGGACAACCTGCTCCTGGCGGCGAAAGAGGCCTCCAGGGGCAAGCGCTTCCGGAGGGAAGTGCTGGACTTCAGCGCCGATCTCGAGTTCAACCTCCTGGGCATCCAGGAGCGCCTGGCATCTGGCCTGTGGCGCCCCGGGCCGTACAGGGTGCTCGAGGTGCGGGAGCCCAAGCGCCGGCTCGTGCACGCTCCGCAGTTTGCCGACAGAGTTGTGCACCATGCCCTGGTGCAGATCATCAAGCCGCACTTCGAGCGCCGGTTTCTGGGGTGTTCCTACGCCTGCCGGGTAGGCAAGGGCACCCATGCGGCGTCGGCGTGCGTGACGCGCATGCTCCGCTCGGCCTATGACCTCTGGGGCAGGACGTATGTGCTCAAGGCTGACATCTCCCAGTACTTCGCCTCCATCGACCATGAGATCCTGCTCCGCATAGTCTCCCGGACCATCTGCGATCCCGACGTCCTGCGCCTGATCCGTTCGCTGGTGGCAGATTGCGGATGCATCGAGGGCCCGCGCGGACTCCCTCTCGGCGCACTGACAAGCCAGCTCTTCGCCAACGCATACCTCGACATGCTCGACCACTTCGTCAAGGACAGGCTGGGCGTCCGGCACTATGTCCGGTACATGGACGACTTCGTCATCCTCGGCCGGCGCAAGGCGGAGCTCTGGGAGCTCCTGGCAGAGATCCGGGACTTTCTGGCCTGCGAGCTCAGGCTGAGCCTCAATCCCAAGACCGGCGTCTTCCCGGCGAGCCATGGCGTGGACTTTGCGGGCTACCGGCACTGGCTCACGCACACCCTGCCCCGCAAGCGCAACGTCAGACGGGCCGCCCAGAAGTTTGCAGGCCTGTCCCGCGTCTACGCCAGGGGAGAAGTCAGCCTCGACACGGTGCGCTCGGTTGTGGCCTCCTTCGCCGGCTACATGGCGCACTGCAAGGGGCGGCGCAGCGCCGAAAGCGCCCTCCGGAGGCTGGTGCTTGTCAGGCCTCCCGAGCCGGAAGAGGACTGATCTTCCCTTCCCTGCGGATGTAGTCCCGCAGGGCGAAGCGGACGGCGTCGCTCCGGCTTACGCCGAGGCGGGAGGCGATGGCGTCCATCGCCTGGAGCATGTCCTCCGGCACGCGGAGGGCAATCTGCGGGCCGGCCACGGTTGCGGGCCGGCCGCGCTTCTGCTGCTGAGCCATGCTAGTCCTCCTCCCCAACGTACAGACGGGGTTCGTACCCGTCTGGGTATTCATCGAGGGCCTTCCCCTTTTCTGCCCAGAAGTAGATAGTGCCGGAGAAGCCCTCGTAGACCTCATCGGCCTCTTGGCCCGTGTCCTCGTATCCCTGCTCGCGGAGCCACCGCTCGGCGGCTTCACGGGTCTCAAAAGCCACGTCATCCCCGTGGCCGAGATTGATAAAGACCTTGTCGCTCATGGTTAGTCCTCCCCGGCGCCGCATTCGACGGCAAACTCACTGGCGAGCCTGTCTAGCTCGCGGTTGTGCAGCATCTCTTCGTAGCGCCGGCGAAGCTCGCGACGCGCACGATCGTCGCTCCATCCGCAGATGCTAAACTGGCATGTGCCGGCGTACTGCGTCATGTAGTCATCCGAAAACTCGCCTTCGCCACCACCATTTGTCGTGATGGTGACACGGTCCCCGTTGGGGGCGGTCGCGCTAAGGGTGATCCACTGGCCGCAGGGCTGCCAGTTATTGGCGCGAAGATCGTGGAGATCAGAAAGTTCGTAGCGCAGGCGGACGGGGCGGATGGTGTTGGTAGCGGTGGTCATGGTCAGTCTCCTTGGGGTTTTGGGTTCCGGGGCCCTTCCCCGCTTCCCTTGACTCCCTTCTACGCCCGCCCAGTATTTTTGTCAAACAAAATTTGACAAAATTCATTCTGGCAGGCCAAAAAAATCCCCTGCCGGGAGGCGGGGGATGATGGCTCTTCGCGGATCTGGCTGCACCAAGCGATTTGGTGCAGGGTTAGGTTAACTTACTGATTTTACATATATTTCCCGTCTCCCTCTACAAGACGGGCGATTACATTTAACATGTTGAAACGATTACATTTTTGACGTCTGTGCTGCACCATCCGCACCAAACGTGGTGCAGTCCGGCAGGGCCTTGGCCGCTGCTTTTTGCGCAGACGGCAGGGCGTGCGCGTAGTGCCTCCCCGTCGTCGTGAGATCCTTGTGGCCAAGCTGGGCGGCGACTGCTGCAAGGTCGATGCCTCTCGCCAGCATCTCCGTTGCAGAGATGTGCCTGATGGCATAGAAGGGCAGCTTGACTCCGGCCTTTCCGCAGGCTACGCGCCAGGCATCGCGGTAGCCGTCGCGGCTTACGGCGTTTCCGTGCGCATTGCGGCAAACGTACCGCTCGCCATCGCACCCGTCGGCCTCGTAGCGGGCTCGTGCTTCGGTCATGAACCTCTCCGGTAGATACGCGGTTTTTGTCGCATTGACTTTGGGCATGTAGATCGACACTGTGCCTGAGCGCCAATTGAATGCGCTCCAGCGGAGCCGGAAGAGCTCTGCCACCCCCGGGCGCAGGCAGCAGGCCATGGCCACCCGGCATGGCCATCGCATCCATTCTGGAAGATAGGCATAAACTTTTTGAAAGTCCTCCAGGGTCCCCTGGTGCGAGCCGTGAACCGCAGGCAACGCACGGTATTTCGCCCATGGATTTATCGGGATTAAGTCCTCTGACGCGCACCACGTCAAAGCGGCCTTTAGCTTCTGCTCTCCAAGCTGCACTGTCGCTTCCGATGTACCCTTGGCCAGGTAGGCATCGCGAAAGCTCGTCAGATCACGCCTGTCGAGGGCATCGGCAAACTTGTCAGCCAAATGCTCGGCCGGGCCCACGGCATGCGTTCCGTCCTTCCGGTCGTGTCCCATAACGAGCCACTCGTAGCATCTGCTCGTATGATCGGCATGTGGCACCTCTTTGATGAAGGCCAGCACGCATTCGAGGAGCGTGGGCCGGCTGGTTGCTGGTTCATCGTACGTTGCCTCGGCATCGAAGGCCTTGGCTTCTGCCTCCTTGTCTTTGGAGAAACTCCTTTGCATCCACTTTGGGCCGGTTGGCGTATCAATCTTGTACTTGACGCACCAGCGGCCGTCCTTACGCTGGGAGATGCTCATTGTGACGCCTCCTGGCGTCCGCGAAGAGCTGCTTCGCCTGTTCACGGCTCAGCATCTCTCTTTTCGGCTTTCTCGGCCCAGAGTTTAGGCCCAGGAGCTCATCCATCTGACGCTCGAGCTTGGCTATCTCGAGGCGGATCTTGCGGAGCTTTCCGGCGAGTTCGGCATCAGTCATCGGCGCACTCCCTTATGCAGATGCAATCCCAGTCAAGTGGTTCGATGCGATAGCACTTCCTATTTCCGTCGCCGAAGAAGGGGCACTCGAAAACATCGGTCAGTGGACAGGAGCACTCCGTCTCCCAGTTTTCCTGGCAATCCTCAGCCAGTTCCTCGCACGTCTTTGCAAGGCGGAGGCTGACGCGCCTTCCCGTTATGTTTCTACCGTCCATAGAACCACTCCTCGGGGCTGACCACGCGCCCCGCGACGCCCTTGGCCAGATAGCCCTTGCCCATGTCGAGCTGGGCGACGGCGCCCTTGAGCTCCTGTTCCACGACTTCTTCGAGGGACCACTGCTTTCCTGTCTGCCCGCCGGGGTACCCCGTGCAGTCGCCCCAGTGGGCGTAGTCCCATCCGACCCAGCCGAACCCCTCCGGCATCCAGCGGAAAGGCCTCGACCCGAGGCACCACGGGATGCCATAGAGCGTCGTAAATGTAATGCCGCCATGCACATAGATCGTGCGCAGGGCGTTCTCAAGGCTGGGGCAGAGTCCGACATAGGCACACCACCATCCAGGCCCGCGCACATCGCCTGCGCGCACGACGGCGGCATAGCCAACGACCTCGCCGGGGCCCTCCGGCTTCCTGTCGCGCAGTACCATGCCTACCCAAGCCACGCCCTCATGCTTCGCCATGGCCTCACACACGGCTCGTGCGCGCTTGTCTGTGCTAGGCATGCCCATGGCGCTCCCTCCCAAGAAAGACTCCTGGCCAGACTTCCTCGGCCGGCTTCACCTGGCACCACCAGCAGGGCGGGGTCACCCTCTCCAGCCCGACGCAAAAATGCTGGCCCTCGGGCGAGGCGTGGTCGTACACCCTCAGGACCCAGGCGCCGTCGCCGCCGTCCCTGACGGCCACAAGCTGGCCCTTTTCAAACTGCGTGCTCATACGTAGTACCCTCCTGCATGCATTACTTTTTCGGTGAGTATCCAACCCTCGTCGGCGATGCTCGGGAAGCGGGAGCACTCCCTGTCCACCCATGACCAGAGGCTGTCCCGCGCCTCGGCCCAGAGGCCTTTGGCCCTGGCCACCCAGAGCGGGCAGAGGCGGGCCGCATCGTCCACCAGAGGCCACGAGGCCACGGCGATGATGCGGATCATGCGTGGTGTCAGCTCGTCCATAAAGCCGGAGCCGGCGCCTGGGCAGGCCTCAATGACGGTCTGAATTGCGTGGAGCAGGGAGCGCTGCACGCCGGCGCTCATCGGCGCGACATGCTTTCCGCATGTGCAGGTTATGTCCCAACCGACTTTCTCGAGGCGGGCGCCGAGCTGGGGATCAAAGGGCTTCCCCTTGCGCTGCCACATCCTGCCGACGGCCATGAGGCACCCGGCGGCCATGCAACAGGCGAACTGCTGCACCGAGCGGTTGTCCGGCCAGCGGACGTACTTGAGCCCGAGGACGGGCGTGAGGGCCTCGGTCTTGCCCATGGCTTCCTCCCCTATGGGGCGGGGCGCAGGTACGCCCCGCCCTCAGTCTTGTGCTAGGCTATGGGCTCCACGACTGCGGAGAAGCGGCCAAACTGGCCCGGCGTCCGGCTCGAGGGGCGCCAATCGCAGAGGCCGCACTGGGCGCCGGAGGCGTCCAGGATGCGCTGGAGGATCTCTTCCGTGATGCCGGAGACCGACTTGTCAATGACCGTCACCTCGGCAATGACCTGCCACTCGCGGAACATGGGGCGCACCCTCACGTGCTTGGCCTGGCCAATCTTGGCCCTCTTGACGAGCAGCTCGAACCCGAGCGACTCCACGACCTCGAGATGGTGCTGGAAGTCGAGGTCGAGGCTGAGCTCGTTGATCGGCGCCATGGGGATCTGCTTCCCGTTGACGAGCAGCGTGGAGCTTATGTCGCGGATCAGGAGGCCGCTCTGCGTGTGCCTCTTGTACGTTTCCTGCTTGAAGCCCGTAGGCACCTTGGCGCCGCCCTCGCGCAGCATCGTCATCAGGTTGTCGCTGTCCATGGCGAGATGCTGGCCGTCGCTGTAGAGAGAACCTATCCACGTCCAGGCGGGGGAACGGTCGTCGCCGGCAACGCTGAGCTCCTTGTTGACCGGGTCCTTCTGCCACTTCTTCACGAGTTCGGACCAGTTGATATTGTCCTTATGCATGAGCAAAGGACTTTCGCCAGTGAGGACAATCTTATAAGTTTCCATGTTGAGACTCCTTAAATGCTAGTGAGTATTGTTGAATATTGTTGAGCTTTGCCTTGTTCCTTGCCGCACCAAGCCCTGCCCAGCCGCGCCGTACCAGACCTAGGCCCGCCATACCCCGCCAGGGCCTTGCCTCGCCTTGCCGCGCCAAGCCCGGCCGAGCCTAGCCTCGCCTGGACCTGGCCCCGATCCATGACCATGCCTTGCCATGCCAAGCCCTGCCTTGCCCGGCTCCGCTCTGCCACGCCCTGCCTCGCCCTGATCCATGCCCGGCCGAGACCTGCCGTGCCTAGCCGAGCCTGGCCAATCCTTGCCTATGCCTCGCCTCTCCCGGCCTCACCCTGCCTTGGCCCTTGCCCTGCCGTGCCCCGCCAAGGCCGGCTCTGCCGTGCCCAGCATAGCCCTGCCATGCCAAGCCAGAGACCCTCGCCGCGCCCGGCTATGCCAGGCCACCCACGCCATGCCAGGCCCTGCCGAGCCTCGCCCCGCTCCATGCCCTGCCCCGCCGTGCCTTGGTCCGCCGTGCCGGGCCGAGCCCCGCCATGCCGATCCGAGCCTCGCTCCCTGCCCTGCCCGGTCCTGCTCTGCCCTGCCCTGCCGCGCCATGCTACGCCTCGCTCCGCCGATCCATGCCTTGCCAAGCCGTGCCAGGGCCCATGCCTCGCCATGCCAGGCCAGGGAGTGCCGCGCCATGCGCTGCCTTGGCATGCCGTGCCGTGCGCCGCCCCGGCCTCCGCCCTGCTCAGCCAAGCGCCGCCCCGCCATGGCTGGCTCAGCCATGCCTCGATCCTCGCCGTGCCGGGCCGGACCATGCCTTGTCTGGCCCCGCCTTGCCTGGCCTAGCCGAGCTCCCTGCCGTGCCTTGTCTTGCCACGCGCTGCCAAGGGCGGCCCTGCCAAGGCACGCCCCGCCGAGTCCCTGCCTCGCCTTGCCTTGCCGGGCAAAGCCACGCGCAGTCTCGCTCTGCCATGCCGGGCGCTGCCTAGCCCGGATCCGCGCCGCGATCCGCCTTGCCAGGAAATGCCCCGCCGAGCATCGCCCCGCCGTGCCATGCCAGGCCACGGCCTAGACAATCCGGCGCGCCTCATGGTCGCCAACGGCATAGCCGGACTCCTCGAAGACGGCGACGGCGTCTGGCGCGGGGTAGCCCTCGGCCCAGACGATGCGCACGATGCCTGCCTGGGCAAGCAGGCGGGCGCACCCTGCGCAGGGCTGGCACGTGACGTGCGCCGTGCAGCCCTCGAGGGAGACGCCGTGCCTGGCCGCCTGGGCGACGGCGTTGGCCTCGGCGTGGACGGCCCGGCAGAGGTCGAGGCGCTCGCCCGGCTGGAGCCCTTCGCGCCGGCAGCCGGCATCCGTGCAGTGAGGGGCGCCAGAGGGGCTGCCGTTGTAGCCCGTGCACACGAGCCTGTGGGCGCGCTCGACTATGCAGCCCACCTGCCTGCGGGTGCAGGTGGTGCGCCGGCTGGCGATGCGGGCCAGCCCCATGAAATACTCATCCCATGACGGGCGCGGATTAGCCATATCGAGACTCCTTTGGAATTTTGGCCGGGTATCCTGCCGGCCTCAGGCGGAGGCGAAGATTAAGGCCCTCCAGTTCGCCGTTGCGCATGCCCGGGGAGGCATGCACGTCCATCCCGGGCGCCCTACACGGTCGCGGTAGCGGAAACATCTGTCACTTTCGCCCCTAGAATTTCCATTACCGGGGTGAGGCGCTCCCTTCAAAACGGCACGACGTCAAGGGCGGTGTCAGTGAAGCTCCAGTCAGGACAGCTCTTTCCCCACTTCAAGATGTGGTGCGCATGCTTCCCACAGTAGGGTTCAATGGTGTCGAATGGAAATATGCAGTGCACGCACGTGCCGCATGTCGGCGTCTCCTGGATATACGGGGCGCTCCAGCAGTGGCCCTTGTAGGGGCACATGCCGCACTCCGGGCTGTCCTGGTCGAACCCGCGGATTTCCACGTCTTTGCCAATGATGGACGTGGCCTTTTCCTTGAGCTCGACGAACGAGCTCCTGGAGAAGTGCACCCGCTCCGTGTAAATCTCGCACGTGTTTTTGTTCATGACAACGAAGATGGCACGCTCGAGGCCGGAATAGCCCATGTAGCACTGGACCTGCCCGGCATACTCCGGCGAGATGGCCGCGATGCCGGACTCCTGGAACGCCTTAAACCTGGAGGCCGAGGCCGACTTGATCTCGAGGATATGTGGCTTCTGCGTCACGCCTTCGACGATGCCGTCGCAATGGCCGCGGAAGAGGCCGCCCATGTCCTCGAAGGCAAGCTGCCGGTCCCTGACCTTGTACCCTGCCTGCTCGAGCCACTTGAGCACCTGGAGCTCCACGGCGTCGCCCAGGCTGAAAATCATCTGGATCCGGCCCTCGATAGCCGAGGGCGTGTAGCCCCGGAAGCCGTACCAGATCTTGCGCCGGCAGAGGCCTCCGATGCCGGACATGCCCAGGTAGCTCCTGACGCCCGAGTCCTTGCGCCACCTGCTGGCGCCCTCGTACATCGCCTCCGCAACTCTATCCGGCAGCTTCGCCATCGTCCCACCTCGCTACGTTCCAGTACTGCCCGCTCTTGTCCTTCTTCACCATGATGCGCCCGGGGATCCTGAGTTCGCCCGCCCGCTCCTTCGCCTCGGCCAGCGTCGCCGGCGGCGCCGTGTCCGCCAGGCGCATCCAGACGCGCTGGGCCTTGAGCTGGCCCCACGGTCCCGCCCTGCCTTCCACGTCCAGAAATTCCCTCACCTGGAACGGCATGCGCCCATGGCCCTCGCTGCAGACCATTGCGATGCACACCATGGCGTTGCCTTTCCGGCTAATGAAATCCGGATCCACGCTCGAGCTGAGCACATCCACCGGCATGGGCCCCTGCGGCGTTTCGTCCTTCCAAAGGTCCACCTGCTTCATCGAGACATCGCTGGCCTCGTTGAAGACAAAGCCGCAGTTAGAGCAGGCCACCGCCCTGAGCGGATTTTCGGCACGGCACCGGGGGCACTCGAAAGTCTCCGGCTCGGGCCACTGGTAGCCGCAGTTCTCGCAGATCATGGCGCCCTGCCTGTTTACAAAGTCGCATGCCGGGCACTTCCGTCCTTTCCTGGGCTCCGCCTTGTGCCTGCCCCACGTCACGCGCGGATCCGCCGGATCCCCGTGCTCTGCCCAGTTTCCGCTGAGGTCGAGCATAACGCAGTCAGTCTTGCCGGGATGCGTGCGCAGGCCCCGGCCCACCATCTGGACATACAGGGCCGCCGACTTCGTGGGCCTGCACATGAGCATGCAGTCCACGCACGTGCAGTCCCAACCCTCAGTGAGCACGCCCACGTTGACCACCACGTCCAGTTCGCCATTGTCGAAAGCAGCCAGGCGGGCGAGCCTTTCGCCATGGTGCATTTTGCTGTGGACGGCTTCGGCGCGGTAGCCGGCCGCCTTGAAGGCGCCGGCCAGCACTTCGGCGTGCTCGATCGTGACGGCAAAGACCACCACGTGCCGGCGCTCTGGCGCGTACTTGGCCAGGGCCTGCACGGCGCTGTGAACGTGCACGGCCCTGCTCATGGCGTCGCCCAGCTCGTTGAGGGCGAACTCCCCCTTGTCGGTGCGGACGTCCGACAAGTCGGGATCCTCGGCGATCCAGATCTTGAGCGGGACAAGATACCCCTGCTCCTGGAGCTCCGGCGTGCCGATGGAATAGGCCAGGCTCTCGAACCAGTTCTCCTTGGGGTTGCGGCACCGGTCGCCATAGATGTACCCGTGGCCGAGACGGAAGGGCGTCGCGGTGACGCCCACAAGGCGCATCTCGGGATACCACTGGCGCAGGCTGGCGATGAGCTCGCCGTACTGGCTCCTCGTGTTGGCCGGCGGGAGCCTGTGGCACTCGTCCACGATGAGCATGTGGACTGCCGGCATGTCGCCCGTCCTGCGGGAGAGCGTCTGGGGGGAGCCGATGACCACGGGCTTCTCGACCTCGACCTCCTTCGATGCCGAGGCGCAGGCAATGCCGACTGACAGCAGGCCCTCGGGCCAGACCTTCAGCAGCTTGTCGTACGCCTGGCGCACGAGCTGCTCCCTGTGGGCGAGGATGGCGATGCGCATCTTGTACCGCTCCATGCAGTGCCGGATGAGCGCCGAAAACAGGATGGTCTTGCCGGCTCCCGTGCTCGCCTGGAGCAGGACGCTCCTCTGAGTCCTGACAGCCGCCAGGACGGCGTCGAGGGCGTCCTGCTGGTATGGCCTGAGGCTTACCACGGCATCGCCGAGCCGGGCTGGGGCTGGGCCTGGGGAGCCGGCTGCGCCACGGGCGCCTGCTGGACGGGGGCGGAGGCCGGCGCAGGCTGGGCGCCGGCGGCGCCGATCGGCATGTACTTGTTTATGGCCTGGTACTGGTTGCCATTCTTTTCGCGGACGGCAACCTTGATCTTCATGCGGCGGCCAAGAAGATCGTCGGTGTCCCCGGGGATATTGGGGTTGAGGCCGATCGCCGAGCGAATGCTCTTGAGCCTGGAATATGCCACATTCTGGAACTCCGGCTTCGAATCCCAGAGGCTGAGGCTGTCAAAGCATATCTGGCCGATGGCCTGCGGCCCGTCCACCTTGTACCAGAGGGACAGGTAGCGGTCTCCCGAGGGCCACTGCTTGAGCTCGGCGTGCGTGATGGTGACGTCATAGGTGCCGGGAGCGAGTACGGAAGAGCCGAACTCGGAGTCATGAGACATGTCGCGGTTGCCAAGATGCATTGCGTTCTCTCCTTATGCGGTTGCGTTTGCGGCTGCGTTCTGCGGGGCTGAGGGGGTAAGTATCTTCTGCTTTATGGAAAGCAGGTTCGGCTTCTCGAGGGGGTTGAGGCGGCCGGAACGGTCCTTCGCCAGGCCGATAGGCTCGGCCGTCTTGAAGGCCAGGAACTCCCTGCCGTCCTCGAGCTTCATCTTTTCCATGACGAGGGACTCGTCAAAGTAGCTGGTGAGGCGGTTTTTGAGGCCGCTACCGGCAATGTCCGGCACTGGCCAGCGCCTCTGGAACTCGTCCTTTTCGGTGGCGATCAGGCAAGTGAAGCAAACCGACACGCCGGGGAGGTCCCGGAAGGTTTTTACAATGTCGGTCATCGTTTGCGTGTACTCGCCCCACAGCTTGAAGCTGTCCTGCTTCGACGGGTATTTGACCTGCATGTCCTCGGCGCACCGGCTGGCAATCTCAGTGAGGCTGTCAATGAAGATCCACTGGTAGCCGGCCTCGCGAAATTGGGGGCTCTGGCAGTGCTGGAGGGCTTCCTTGAACTCTGCAAGGCTGCGGATCTCGAACCCCTCCACCTTGCCCGCGGCCACGAGGTCGTGGGCGCAGAGCAGGCCTGCCTCGGCGCTCAGCACGAGCACCTTTTCCGGCTGGTAGCCGGACGGCACCCATTGGCCGTCCCTGTACTCCTGGCCGAGCAGGCAGCGGATCTGGCTCGTCTTGCCTATGCCGGCGGGCCCCAGGAGCAGGCAGCAGATGCGGGATGCAGACTCGGCAGTGATGGGTTTAAGCATCCTCGATCACCTCGTAGGTTACGGCGGGGGCGCCGGGCGTTTCGGTCAGGGCGCCCTTGACGAGGGCCACGTGCTCCGGCTTTCCGAAGTCGAGGAAGCCCTTGAGCTCCTTGGCGCCCTTCGGCTTAAACTCGTACTTGAAAACCTTGCGGAACTCGTCCGCGCCCATGGCGTCACAGGCGCGCTGGAGCTTCGCCTGGTCCCACTTGAGGTTGGTTTTCTTCGTGACCTTGGCGCTGATGGCGCCGGCGGCCAGGTGGCCGGTCATCTTGCCGTCGGGGTACTCGCAGAGCTCTGCGAGCGCGGCGTTGATCTGGCGCAGCCTGGCCGTGTCGGCGTCAATGCGCTGCTTGAGCTGGTAGCCCTCGCGCAGGAGGGCGGAAACGTCTGCCATTTTAAGACTCCTTAAGGAAATCCAGAATTGCTATGTGCTCGGGAGCCACTTTGGCCCCCGTCTCAAATTTCACCATGGCCGGCAGGAGCTCCGGCATCCGGCGCACCACGTCAATGCGCTCGTCCGGCTTCACTCCGAGGCGCCGGCAGAGGAAGCGGATGTACTCCGCATGGTTGCTCCGGCTGAAACGCTCCACGATGCCGCGCACCGTGTGAATGCCGTGCCGGCGGGCGTAGTTGCGGAGGACTATCGCCCCCGCCCGCAGCGACCATTCCGGGGAGCGGAAAATTGCGTGCCCATGCCTGTCGCGACCGCACTGGCCCTGCCAGTACGAATCTGACGGCGCCTTTACGTTGCAGTAGTTCCTGGCCTTGCGGGCCAGCGTGCCGGACTTGCCGACCTGCGCCTGGCGGACAGGCCTTGCCTCTGCCCTGGCGATGCCGAGCATGCGCTCGAGCCTGTCGGCCCTCAGCCTCTGCTCGAGGGCCTCATGCCTGCTGGCGGCGGCCCTGCTCTCCGCGCGGAAGCCAGCGCACACGCCCAGGCCGCCGGCGAGGATGGAGCCGGCGCAGAGGGCGGCGAGAAAATGCGTGCCCCTCATGGCGCTACTCCGATGCCGCCCAGAAGAAAAGGACGGCCAGGCAGCCGGCGGAAAGCGTGAAGGTCGCGCTTAGGATGCCCTGGAACAGGGCGTCGGCATTGCGCCGGGTGCGCTCGGCCTCGCGGATGCGGGCGAGCTGGGCCAGCACGCTGGGGCTGGTGTCGGGATAGGGATAAAGGATTTCTGCCATGACGGCCTCCAGAAATTCGTGGTTGCGGGGGAGGGACTCGAACCCTCGGCCTCCGGGGTATGAGCCCGGCGCGCTGCCTCTGCGCCACCCCGCGCTGTCTGCCGGCCCCCTAGCCGGGGCGGGGTGACACTCCCCGCCCCTCTAACCAAAGGACCAACCCAGCTATGAGCTCCCCGTTTTTTCGGCATGCGGGCGAGAGGTCGTGCCCGCCTGCCATCCCCACGGGGTCCAGGGAAATCTATTTGCCCTCGAGCTCCTTCACCGCGCCCTCGGCGTAGTGCACGGCGTCCTCGAGGGCGTCGCACAGGCTGTCGAGCCACTCGGCGAGGTCGAGCAGGGCCTGGTCGCCGGGGCGCTTTGCGAGGCGCGCCTGCACGCCCTCGTAGAGTTCTTTGGCCTCGTCGGCCAGTGTGTCGGCGCCGGCGCTGATTTTGCGGAGGCGGAGGAGGCTACTGGCCATTTCCGGCCTCCGCTGCGTGCTTTCCGGCCCTGGCGAGGGCGCGGACGGCCATGCCGAGATACTGCTCGGCATCGTCGAGCAGCGAGGACAGCTTCTCGTCGGGCTCCACGGCAGTTTCGCACTGCTCGAGGAGCTCGCCTGCCTCGTCCTGGGCCGCCTTGCAGTCGGCGTGCAGGCGGGAGATGCGCTGGTGAAACGTCATGCTGAGACTCCTTGGGGCTTGCCCCGGGACGGGAAGGATGAACGAACGACTTGGGGTAAGGAGGCCTTCCCGCCCCGTTGGCAAGGCCAGAGTATCTGAATACAGATTTTAGTCAAGAAAAAATCTGTTAACAGATAAAAATATGTGGCATCTTTCTGTCGCCCACCCTCCCTAGGGGCAACGAAAAAGCCCGCCTGGGCGCTGGGCCGTGGGCGGGCGGAAGACGAAAAGGCCCCGCGCTCAGAGAGAGGGCGGGGCGGAGATATATGTAAAAAATTTAAGGAGTTAGTATGGAATTTAGCATGTCTACATTTTTAAACAGTATTGGAATTATTTTAATTGGTATTTATCTAATCATTGAACGAATCGAAGGCCACCATTGATTGATAACACTAATTATACCGCATAATGTTCCTATTATCATCATCCAATACATTTTAGAAGATACTCTTTTTTCTGATTTTCTATTTAAATACTCATCAATACATGAGTGAACATTGTTTTTAAAATACTCTTCAAATGATTTTTGTCGTTGTTCTACAACTTTTATCTGTTCTGTTCGAGCAAACTGGCATTTATCTGAACAAATTGTATCTATAGCATTTTTTATTTTGATTATATCATGTATAGTAATATATTCTTCAAAATGAGCTATTTTTTCATTTATTGTCGATATATCTTTCTCTATATCAGAAATTCTCTTTATTGTAATGTTTTCCTTGTAATTCTTTATATCGGCTTCAACAGTTGCCAATCTAGTTTGTATGTCGTTATATTGATAAAAATAGAATCTTTCCGCCTCTAATGTTTGACGCTGATATGTATCTTGTGTCTTGGCAGAAGATAATAATTGAGTCGACGGTATTGGCGCTACTTGCGCAGTTGCAATTGAACGCTCAGCCTCTACAGCTGTACCTTGATTAGGTTCATTTATTGCCGTCATCGTTCCACATTCCAGATTTCTGCATGCAAGTTTTAGCCGCATCAAAGAAATCAGTTATCATTTCTGCATCTAGTTTTGCATGTGTTTTATCTATATTAAAATCTCTTTGTAATATAATGCCATATTTGTTTGAAGGTTTTAATGTTCCAGGCTGGATTGTATCAATTTTATTTATACATAGACCATTCAATTCTATTTGCTCATTAAAGTTTATATTTATATTTATTGATTTTGTCGGAATTGTTCCTCTAAAATATTTTTTGTTTATCACCATATCAGGCGAATTATTAGGTATAAAAGATTGATTAACAATTCCTATGCGACCACATATATTATCTTCAGATGCAACAATACTAGATATTAACCTGGAGTAATGTATAAATTTTTCTACTTCTCCGTCGTAATTACTAGGTTCAAAAATTGGTGTTGTGAAAAAATCTAATTTATCTTGGATTATTGATAGAGCATATGGATTAGCATTTGAGGTTATCTGTATTGGCTTGTACTCTTCTGGTATTTGAAAACTTTGAAATTGTGGCGGTGGTTGCAAAATTTCTTCTTTTGAATCAGAAAAAATATCTATTGTATTAACAATTGCATTCTTTGTAGAATTTAGATCTAAAAATTTTGTTCTCTGAAAAAAAACAACCAATAGTTTTATAAGTTTCATCTCCATATTAGCCTCTATGAATTCAAATTAAAGTTTTTCAACCACCGCCAGCATTTTTCTCCCTTCTCGACGCCGTCAAACCAGATGTTATCCCCCACACACCTTGCACGCCCTGAATCTAGTGGCCTCGGCCTCTCTGCGGGACGAGAAGACAACAACGCAATTCTTGCAGTTGTAGTACCGGCAGGACGAGTTGTGTCTTTTTAGTCCTGCAAAGCACGGATGCTGATGTTTACCTTACCCTTCTGGCAATTAGTGACGCCCCAAGCTCCGCTACCTACCTTGTAGTGAGGCAGATACCACATAATAAACACGTTCTCGTAGGTGTCTGTGTTGTAGTCTTGACGCATTTTTTCATAGAGCCGCATAAGCATGGTGCGACTCACTGGCTTCTCGAGAAAACAATCAAATGAAATCTTAATTCCTGGGATAGTATGTTGTTGCTTGACGCCAAACTCTGGCAATGAAGCAGTCGCATCCGCAGGGTCGTCTTTGACAACGGCAATGGAGTCTTTGCCATTGCTCTGTGCAACGTCCTTCCCCTTGTATATAATGCGCATTTTTACCGGCTTACCAGCTACACAGGCTTCTTCGCCGTACACCTCGTCTGCAAATTTAATTTGCTCTTTTTCATCCATTGAATACCATGGATAGCGCATATCATAAACCACAGTGCCGTCTTTTGCTTTCGTGCGCTTAAATAGCCCAGCTTCAATAGATGTATCTATTTCATGCTTAGCTTTTTTCTTATCACATTCCGCAAACGCTAAACTTGAGTATATCAGTGGGATAGTTAAAAAAGAGATAAACAATAATTTAATCATTGTTCATGCCCTCCTACATCGTCTGCCACACCCAAGCCACGCGCCCAATGATGACGTTCTCGTACTGCTCCAGCGGAACGGCCTTCGGCGGATACTTGGGGTTGTCGCTGACGAGCTCAATGGTGTCACCCTGGCCCGCCCTGACGCGCTTCACGACGCGCCCGAAGGGCGGGATGTGCACAAGGTAGACGCCGCCCTCCTCAATGTCGCCGTCCAGCCTGACAACGCCGACGTAGGCCCCCTTCTGGATCGTCGGCTCCATGCTGTCTCCCTCCACGCGCAGGGTGACCATGTCTGACCGGTAGTACTGGGGAAGCACCTCGATCGTCATTTCAGGTTCGGCCTCCCAGAACTCCTGCGGAGCGCCCGCGCCAGCGGAGCCGATCACCGGCACCCGGGGCAGGCCTGAGCCCTCGACCGTCTCGACGGGCGAGTTGGCCCTCATGCGGTGCATGGTGGCGGGCGCGTCCAGGAAGGCCTCGATCCCGATGGCGTCAATGATTGGTCCAACCTTATTGAGGCCCGGCGACTTCGTTGTGCCGTTAAGGATCTGGCTCAGCGTATTCTGCTTGAGCCCGGTTTTGTCGGCCAGGGCCTGTTGCCAGCCTCGCTCGTCCTTCCGTGCCTCAAGCACCTTGTAGAAACGGTCTTCAAACTTCATGGCCACCCTTATATAAATATAGATTGAGCGTAGCAAATCTGCTGGCAGATTTTTCCTTGCGTAAAAATCTGTATACAGATACTATCTGCGCATGAACGCGCAGACTCTACGAAACAGGCTCAAAGAAATGCTCGACGAGGGCGCCACCCAGGTGGAAATCGCCTCCGCCGCCGGCGTCACGCAAAACTGCGTCTGGCGCTTCATCAACGAGGCCAGCGACATTTCGCTCTCCCGGGCGGAAAAGCTCATGGCTGTCGCCTCCGGCACTACTCCTATCGGCCGTCGCGACAGAAACAATACCTCTGAGGACGGCGAGAACTAGCCATGACCTCCCCTGCCCTGCACATGCTGACGCGCCACGCCCTGGCGCGCTGCCGGAGCCGGAAGGTCCCGCCGGAACTCGCCTTGCAGGCCGTCGCCGAGGGCCGGCAGGTGCCCGAGTCCACGCCGGGCACTGCCGTCTACCGCCTCCGCCGGATCCGCGTGGTGGTCAGCCTCAAGACGGGCAAGATCGTGACGGTGTGGAAGGACATTAAGCCGAGCCCGAGGAAGCGGGCGCCGAGCGGGAAGGGGAGGCCAAAATGGTAGAGCATCCGCAGCTCAAGGGGTATTCCCCCGAAGATGCGGCCGGCTGGCTCTGCCAGCTCGGGCTATCCGTATTTCCCCTCCAGCCGAGGGACAAGCGCCCTCCTGCCGGCTTCTCCTGGCAACCCTGCCAGACGGAAAGGCTCCCGCTCCAGCGCGTCTGCGAACTGGCCGGGCGCTTCCCCGACGCCAACTGGGCAGTCGCCCTGGGCCCCGTCAGCGACGCTGTGGTCGTGGACGCCGACGACGATGCCGCCCGCCAGTGGGTCTTGGCCCACTACCTGCCCACGCCATGGATCACAAAGACGGGCAAGGGCTGGCACTTCTGGTACCGCTATCCGCATGACGGCGAGGTCTCGAACCAGAATCTGCGCGCCCAGGGCGTCAACGCCGAAATCAAGAGCGCCGGCACCTACGTCGTGGCGCCGGGCTCAGTCCATCCCTCAGGCGCCGTCTACGCCCTCTGGACGGAAGAGGGCGCCTCATGGGACGACGTCCCCGAATTTGCGCCCCTGCCGAGCAGGGGCAACATCGACCTGAGCGCGGCGGCGAACCTCGAGGCCGTCGAGGCCTCCTTCGCGTCGATCGTCAAGGGCGACCGGAACAACGCCCTGGCCAGGTACGCCGGCCGGCTCGTTGCCGCAGGCCTTTCCTTCGAAGAGGTCAAGGCGCGCGTGCTCCGGAAGAACGACGAGTACTGCGAGCCTCCCCTGCCCCGGCGCGAGGCCGTCGGCGTCGCCAGCTCCGTTTTCCGGACGCACCAGCGCAACCATCCGCCGGCGGCGAAGGCGTCCTCGCAGGACGGCGGGGCGGCCGAAATGCTTACCGACATGACGGGCGTGGCCCTTGCCGAGGACGCGGCTGAGGACCGCCCCTGGCCAGACGAGATGCTCCACCCTGGCGGGCTGCTCGAGCGCATCATGGCCTACACCGAGGCATCGTCCATCCGCACGCGCCCCGTCTACTCCCTCGCCGGCGCCATAGCCCTGCTCGGCACCCTCGCCGGCCAGCGCGTCAAGGGCGAGACCGGCCTCACCACCAACGTCTACGTCGCCGTGCTCGGCCCCAGCGCCAGCGGGAAGGACGCGCCCAAGCGCGCCGTCACCCGCCTGCTCTCCAAGGTGGCCCTCGAGGCCCTGGGCGACTCGGACGTGGCCTCGGACAGCGCCATCATCTCCCGCCTGGAACGCTTCGGCAGCCAGCGGGCGCTCTTCATCTTCGACGAGCTCGGCGGCTTCTTCAAGGCCTGCAAGAATCCCACAAGCCCGCGCGCCGGCGTCGCAAAGTTTCTGACAGAGATCTATTCGAGGTACGACACGCCCTACACCAAGGGCTACGCCGACAGGGAGAGCGCCAAGACGCTGTGGTGGCAGTGCCTCTCCCTCATAGGCCTCGGCAACCCCATGGAGTTCTGGGCCAGCATGCAGGACGGCGAGGCCGTCAACGGCTTTCTGGCCCGCATGGACGTCTTCGAGGACGCCGGCGAGCCCGGGCCCCGCAACCGGAACGTCAGGGCGGATCCGCCGGAGGACCTGCTCGAGGATCTCAAGGCCGTCTGGGACATCGACGGCGGGGAGCTCAATCCCGAAACCCGCCCCAAGGGCGCAACGCCCCTCGACTGCATCGCCAAGCCAAAGGTCGTGCCCATGACCGACGAGGCATGGGACTACCACGACCGCATGACCAACCGGGCGGACGCCCTCATGGTGGAGCACGGATCCGGCAAGACCGGCCCCGCCGCGGAGTCCATCTACGGCCGCCTCCCGGAGCGCGCCATGAAAATGGGCCTCATCTTCGCCGTGTCCCGCATGGGCGGGAAGGCTCCGGAGGGCCAGGTGGAGCTCGAGGACGTGCGGAAGGCCTGGACGCTTGAGATGGAGCTGGCCGGCAGGCTCGTGGACAAGCTGCGGACAGCCCTGCACGCCAGCGACTTCGAGCTGTGGTGCAACATGGCCGAGGACGCCGTGCGGCAGCACCGGAAATTGGAAAAGGCCAAGGGGCGCCCGAAGCCCGGCGCGCCCCGCAGCGTCATCGAAAAGGCCCTGCCCGTGCCGGCGCGCATCGTCAAGGAAGTGCTCGACAAGATGACCGCCATGAACCGCCTGCGGCTGATCGAGGGCTGGAAGGCCTCCGAAAGGTCCAGGCGCCCGCTCGACCTCTACTGCATCGTGCGCGAGGTCGAGGAGGAGGAAGGCCAATAGGAGTCAATAGGAGTTAATAGGAGTCTAATGGGAACTCCTTTTAGACCGAGCCAACCATCCGGCATCATTAGGCTTTTTTCAGAAAAAGCCTAATAGGAGCAATAGGAAGGCCCGGGAAAAACCGGTTCCGGTTTTTCTACCCCACTCCTATTACTCCTATTAGAAAAAAATATCATATTATATAATAATATCAATAAGTTATAACTCCTAAAAAGGAGTTCCCACTAGACTCCCATTAACTCCTATTAGCTCCCATTAGACAGCACGGATGAAAAAGGATGATTTTTTATGGCTAAGCTCAACCTCTCCGGCGCCGGCTCAGAGTCGCGCGAACAGCAGGCCCTTGTGGCCTGGTGGCACGCCGTCAGGAAGCAGTGGCCCGGCGCCGTGCTCTTCGCTATCCCCAACGGCGGGGCGCGCAGCGCCATAACCGGCGCCCGCCTCAGGGCCGAGGGCGCCGTCGCCGGCATCCCCGACCTCTTCCTGGCCTGCCCCAGGGGCGGAGCCCATGGCCTTTTCGTCGAGATGAAGCGCCGGACCGGCGGGCGCGTGGACAAGGCCCAAAAGCTCGCCATGGCCCTGCTCGAGAGCCAGGGCTACGAGTGCGCCGTGTGCCGGGGCTTTGAGGCCGCCAGGGAGCGCATAGAGGCCTACATGGCCCAGGAGGCTCCCCATGCCTGACGTCCACCGCCTGCCCCTCCAGTGGAGCATCTTCGCCGACCGCATGCTCCGCCAGTGCGCCCGCACCATGGACGCCTGCGCCATTGCCGTGCGGTTCGGCAGGACGCCCATGGAAGTGCGTGCCCGGGCCCTCGCCATCGGCGTCGAGCTCACGGGCGAGGCGGACGTCATGGACCGGGCCTGGGGCTCCGGCGAGCTGTCCTTCCTGCGCCAGCAGTACCGGCGCAGGACGCCCGCCGAAATCGGCAGGCAGCTCGGGCGGAGCGCGGGCGCCGTCCGGCGCAAGCTCGAGTCCCTGGGGCTGCGGAAGCGCCCCGCCGAGCCCAGGCCAGCGTTCCTGGCGCCTGCGGCCGGGCCGGAGCCTGATCCAGCCTTTTCCGTGAACGCCCTCGACAGCGTCGCCGTCGCCGGCATTGAGGCCGTCGAGCGCCGGATGGAGCAGGAAGCTGAGCCGGAAAGCGCCCCCTGGAAGGAGCCGGAGACTGAGGTAGCGCAAATCGGCGAAGACAAAAACGAGTCTGAAATCAAGGAAATAATCCCTGCCAGTCAAACAACGGTCAAACAACCGGCGCAGCCCTTCCGCTGGTGGACTTCCGACGAGGACGAGCGCCTCCGGCAGCTTGTCAAGGCAAAGACGCCCCTGCCCGAGCTGGCCGGAGCGTTGGGCCGCTCCGAGGAAGAAGTGGCCAGGCGCATCGCCCGCGTCTGCGCCGAGCCGGATCCCGCCGTGCAGGCCTCAAACCAGGCCTGGGGCTACGGCAGGACGAAAAAGCCCAGGCCCAAGGCGAAGCCCGCCGGCCCGATACCGGAGGACCGCCTGGCCTCAATGTCAAATCTGGACGTGCTCCGCGCCCTCGCGGGGCTCGCATAGGAGGAAACCTTTGTTCGCATGTTACTTTTTTGGCGCAGCCATGCTTCTGCTGGCCGGCATGCTCGGCGCCGGCATCTTCTGGGCACGGCACGTCTGCAAGGCCCTCAGGGTGCACCATGCCGACATGGTGCACTGGCAGCACCGCCTTGACGAGGTGGAGGTGCTGCTTGAACGCGCCAAGCGCGACAGCGGCACCATCCTCGACAAGCTTGAGGATGTCTGCGCCGAGCAGCTGCAGGATTGGAACTCGATCCAGCAGAGCTTTGCCGTCGTCGACGGCCGGCTCGGCCAGGTGGAGCGCCGCTTCGGCCCCCTTGAGCCCCCTGCCCCGCTGGAGCAGAGAGTGGACGAGGCGCCGGAAACCGGACCGGACGGGCCCGTGCCCGTGGAGCAGAAGGCAGAGCAGGAGGCAGCGCATGACTAGGAAAGAGCTTTTGGACGCGGCCTCAGAGTGCGTGCTGCAGGACCGCGCCAGCCAGTACGGCGGCGTGGAGGACAACTTCCGGGTGATCGCCACTTTCTGGAGCGTCTACCTGGGGCGCAAGATCTACCCTGCCGACGTGGCGGCCATGATGGCCATGCTCAAGATCGCCCGCCTGCGGACCAATCCCGGGCACGCCGACTCCTGGGTCGACCTGGCCGGCTACGCGGCATGCGGAGCCGAGTGCGCCGGCGAAAAGCCTGCACCGGAACAGGCGCCGGAGGAGATCGCGGTGCTCTGGAAGCACAAGGCTAAGCCCAAGGCCGAAGGCGTGGAAGAGCTCGTCCAGAAGGACGCGCCCCAGACTGCCCAGGAACTCTATCAGCGCATTCTGGACTGCAACCCCGCCTCCTACGGCCACCCCCACAAGCCTACGGGCGAAGAGCTCGCCGAACTCGCCCAGGAGGACGCCCATGGCTAGACGGGAACAGATCTGGGGGCGCCCTAAGCCCGTCCTGGCGTGCCCTTTTTGCGGACGGGACGATACAGTCCTCCTCACGCTCGCCAGTAGGGAGGATCCCAAAACGCAGCACTATGCCGTCATGTGCCGGGAGTGCAGGGCCAGGGGCCCCGTGAAGGAAACGCCCGCCGAGGCCCACGAAACCTGGCGGGAAAGGGAGCCGGCAAAATGAGCGTCACAGTCGAGATGAGCGAGCGGGACGCCAAGCTCTGGCGCTTCCTGCAGCACCGCCTCGCCACCGCCGAGCGGAAGCACCCGCTTTTCGCCGACGGCGTCTGGCAGGGCATGGGACGCATCGGCGAGGAGTACGGCGAGCTCTGCCAGGCCGTAAACAAGGACGAGGGCGAGGTCCGCATCATGGCCGAGGCCTGGGACATGCTCGTGGTGTCCTGGCGCTTCGTCAGGGGCGACTGGAGGGGAAAGGGCAATGAGTGAGCAGTGTGCAGTAAAAATCTGGCGCAGGGCCGTCCGCTGGCTCGCCGAGTGCCTTTCCGAGGCCCGCGTCCTGCCGTCCTGGAAGCGGTGCCATGACTGCGTTGCCTACAGCCGCGAGGCCTGCGCGGCGTGCTGGCAGGAGGCCGCTGTGGAGGCTGTAAGGGAGGAAGAGCGCAATGACTGACCGGCAGATTGCCCGCCTCTGCGTCCGGGGAGGCTTCTGGACGCTGGCCGTGCTACTTGGCGCCCTGCTTGGCTGGCGGCTCGGCATGGTCGTTTTTGAGTGGGCGGCGGGGTAGCGGATGCGCGCGCTCTACTACCTGGGCTCCAAGGTGCGCATCGCCCCATGGGTAGCCGAACACTTCCCGGACCACGCTATCTACGTGGAGCCGTTCGGAGGCGGCGCCGGCGTCCTGCTGAACAAGCCCCGCTCCAAGGTCGAGGTCTACAACGATCTCGACGGCGAGGTGGTCAGTTTCTTCCGCGTTCTGAGAGATCCGGAGCAATCGGCAGAGCTGGTCCGCCGGCTGAAGCTTACGCCCTTCGCCAGGGCTGAATACGAAGATGTGTGGAGCACTAAGGGAAAGGACGCTGTGGATCGCGCTTGGCGCTATTTCATGCAAGCATGCACTGGCATCGGGACGAAAGGGGTTACGGGGAAAAAACCCGGCTTCCGGCGCGATGGCCCCGTTGCGACAGGGGAAGCAAGGCTGTTTGCAAACATTGTTGACGGCTTGTCCGCTGTCGCGGAGCGCTTCCGGTGCGTTGTGATTGAGTGCGGAGACGCACTGGAGCTCATGGCTCACTACGACTCGCCGGGCACGCTGTTCTACTCTGATCCGCCCTATAACGCCAAAGGCATCGCCGGCTACCGTAACGACGTTGACCACGAGGCGCTCCTTGACGCCTGTCAAAGACTCGAGGGCTTCTGCGTCGTCTCCGGCTACGAGTCCGATCTGTACGCGGACATGCTGGCAGGCTGGCACGTCGAGCGGCTGGAAACGAAGGTGGCCGCATTCAAGGCCAAGCCCGTCACCGAGTGCCTCTGGATCTCGCCGCGCACCTGGGAGGCCCTGCAAAAGGAGAGGAACCATGCACCCATGCCCCTGCTGCGGCTGTGCCAGCCCCTATGTGGCTGATCTGGCCGAGGGCGGAAAGGCCGTCGCCTGCCCGTCGTGCGGCATGTCCGGCCCCGAGTCCGTGGACGGCGACGAGGCGGAGGCCGTCAAGGGCTGGGAGATCCTCTGCGGCAGGCTCTGCACCCATTGCAGGCGGGTCTACGTCAAGCGGATAGTTGACCTCAAAAAACGCATTTCATATATGGAGGGCATTCAAAATGAAAGAAAAGCGCACTAGACTCTATGGCGTAGGTGTCAAATTCCAGCGCATCCGCCGCATAACTGGCTATCTCGTCGGCACTATTGACCGCTTCAACGATGCAAAGCGCGCAGAAGAACATGATAGAGTAAAGCATGGCGTAGATACGCCAAAACATGCATAGGGAGGGCATCCGATATGTCTGCTGAAAACTTTGAAAGATGCATGGACTTTGTGTTTGAGCACGAGGGAGTGATTAGCGATGACAAGAATGATAAGGGAGGCCTCACGAAATACGGAGTCTCCATTACGTTTCTTACTAAGCTTGCCCGCTCCAAGCCCAGTCTGGTAATGGAGATAGTTGGCACGACAAACATATCCAGAAGAATCGTCCGCGAATTGTCAAAGACTCAGGCTGCCCTGCTGTTCAAGTGGGAATTCTGGAAGCCCTACAAGCTCGACGAAATCCCGCTTGCGACAGCGTTTATGCTGTTCGACATGAACATCAACCACGGCCCGGGCAACAGCATCCGCATCGCCCAGAAAGGCTGCAACCGCCTGCCCTCGCTCGTCTCGCCCCTGCTCATCGTCGACGGCAAGCTCGGCCCGAAGACGCGCGCAGCGCTCAGGCTCTGCGCCTGCGCTTCCGGCATCCACGCCATCGCCTCAGAGCGCAAAGCCTTCTATCAGCGCATCGTTGATAACGACGGCACTCAGCATGGCTTTTTGCGTGGCTGGACTAACAGGACGAACGACATGGAAAGCACCGCTCTGCGCTTCCTGTCCGCATAACCGATGCAGATGCCATGCAGCGTCCGCCCCGCGCATGAAAGGTACTTCCCCGCCCCCGGCCCGCCCGCGGGGCGGAACCCCCCGCGCTCCGGGCGCTGCATCGTTTTGCATTCGACTGACAGGTTTCCCTGTCATGACAAATGCAGTGTCAGAATCCTGTCAAGTCGATAGCATCTCAATCAGCACAGCAGGAAAATCCCGTCAGAAGCCATGTCCGCGCCAGAAACTCCACAAAAACCCTCAGCCAAGGGGCGCGTCTTCCGCAGCCTCGAGGCCGTGCGCACCTATCTTGCCGACGAGCTTGGCCTCAAGGTGTCCATGAGCACCCTGAGCCGGCGCTCGAAGGATGGCGTGCTGCACGTGGACGCCAGCGGATGCTGGGACCCGGAAAGCGTGGACGCTCTGGCCGCCACGCTCAGTCCGGCCCTCAAGGGGCAGGCGCCTGCGCCTGTCGCGCCAGAACCTCAGCCACGTGCGAAGTCAAAGGCCCAGGCGAGGGCGCAGGGAGCCGCCATGCCCCTGCCAGTGGGAGCGAGCCTGCCGGAGATCAAGCTCAAGGCGGAGATCAAAAAGCTCATGGCCCAGATCGCCGGCATTGAGCACGAAAACGCCGTCAAGGCGGGCAAGTACTTCCGCAAGGCCGACGTCTGGCTCGAGCTGGCCCACAGGGAGGCGGTGCTCTATGCCGGGCTGGCCCAGGACATGCACGCGGCCATGCCGGAGATTGTCAGGGCGACAATTGAGGATCCGGCGCGCGGGGAGGAGGCGGCCCGGCAGGCCTTCGACCGCGCCCTGGCGCAGGCCATCAACACGTTCTCCCGGCCGATGAGCCTGGAGGTGGAGACATGGACGGATGAGATCTCAGACGACGACATCCCCGGCGGCGAGGACGCTTAGCCTCCCCCCGTGCACGCACCCGGCGACGCTGGAAGTGCTCCGGCGCCTCAAGGTCCGGCGCTACGCCTCGGCGTTTTCCGCCGGCGAGAGGGCCATCGCCCGCCGGCGCCTGCCCATGCCGGTGAGCCAGTGGGCCGAGCGCCACCGCGTGATCCACACGTCGTCCCGCCCCGGCCCCTGGCGCAACAGCGTGACCATGTACACGGCCGGCATCATGGACGCCTCTTTCCTCCCTGGCGTGCGCACCGTCGTCATGATGAAATCACCCCAGACGGGCGGCACCGAGGCCGTCCACAACTGCGTGGGCTACTCCATCGACAGGCAGTCGGGGCCCGTGCTCTACGTCTACCCCGACGAGGTGACGGCCCGCGAAAACGCACGCGACCGCATCCTGCCCATGCTACAGGACAGCCCCCGGCTCAGGGAGCTCATGAGCCCGGATCCGGACGACACCAGCTCCCTGCGCATCGCCCTGGCGCACACCGCGATCTACATGGCCTGGTCCGGCTCGCCCTCCCGTCTCGGCAACAAGCCGATCAGGTATCTGGTGCTCGACGAGCTCGACAAGTACCAGGACAGCGGGAAGGAAGCGGGCTCCGAGGCCCTGGCGGAAAAGCGGTGCACCACTTGGGGCGCGCGGGCGCGCATCTGGAAGATCTCCACGCCCACGACCGAAGAAGGGCCGATCGCCCGTGCCTATGCCGGGGCGCAGGCACGCTACGGCTATGCCGTCAAGTGCCCGGCATGCGGACGCCGGCACGTCATGGACGAAAGGGGGCTCCGCTGGCCGGCCGAGGCGAAGCCCCTGGACGTCTACTCGCGGAGGCTTGGACGCTACGAGTGTCCGCACTGCCATGCGCAGTGGACGGATGCCGACAGGGACGAGGCCGTCCGCAGGGGCGGATGGATCGTGCCGGCTACGGGGGAGGACATGGAAGCGCATGTCCGGCAGGCGCGCCCGGCCGTCGTGGCCTTCCACGTGCCGGCGCTGATCAGCCCCTTCGTTTCGCTCAGCGAGCTCTGCCAGCGCAAGGCCGAGGTCGAGGCTTCGAGCGACCTGCAGCTCTGGAAGGATTGGCGGAACAACTACCTGGGGCTCCCCTGGACCGAGCTGCACGAGGAGCGGGATCCGGAGGTCTTGGCCAGGCTCTGCGACGACCGCCCGCGCGGAACCGTGCCGGGAGGCGGGCGCGTCTCGTGCCTGCTCGCTGGCGTCGATACCCAGAAGGGGTATTTCCGCTATGTCATCCGCGCCTACGGCTACGGCCAGGCTGAGGAAAGCTGGCTCGTCCAGTGCGGGGCGCTCGACAGCTTCCGCGCCCTCGAGCAGACGCTCCTGGAAGCCGAGTACCGGGACGCCGACGGCAGGGCCTACCACGTGGCCGGCGTAATGATGGACGCCATGGGCTCGAGAACGGCGGAGGTCTATGCGTGGGCGACGCGCCACCGTGGCCGCGTCTTCCCGTGGCAGGGCCGGCAGAGCATGACGGCGCCCTACTCCATGACGGCTTTGGAGTACTTCCCGAGCGCCAAGGGCGACAAGGTCAAGATCCCCGGCGGGCTCACCCTGTTCCGGTGCGACACCACTTTTTTCAAGAGCGGGCTGGCCACCAAGCTGGCCGTCGCGCCCGAGGACGCCGGCGCGTTCCACCTGCACCGCGACGCTGACGGCGAGCTCGCCCAGTACTTCGCTGAGATGACGGCTGAGGTTTGGGACGATGCCAGGCAGTGCTGGATCAATCCCAAGGGGCGGGCCAACCACTACTGGGACTGCGAGGTCATGGTCAGCGCTCTGGCCTATGTCAAGGGCGTGAGGAACTCGAGGCGGGAGGCGCCGAAGCCGGAAGCGCCGGCGCAGAGAATGGCCACGCCGAGGCCGGCGCCCAGGCCGGGAGGCCGCTGGGGCGGAGGGAGGTATGCGTAGCGATGGGACTCTATGATCTGGCCGACAGGCTCAACTGGCAGCAGGCGGCAAAGTTGCTCAACGTGAGCCGGGCGACGTTTTTCCGCATGGCGCGGAAAGGCGAATTCAATTCCTACGGCATGGAACGCTGCCGCTTCTATCTCAAAAGCGAGATACTGGCCTGCCTGGAAATAAAAATGCGAGAAAAGGCAAATTGACGTCTCACAAGTCTCACCTTGCCTTCCGATTGTCAGGTTTTTGACTATGCTTGAGCCATGCCTCTCTACACCCGCGAAGAAGTCACAGCCGAAATCAGCCTCTGGAAAGAGGCTCTCCGCGCCTGTGCAACCGGCAAGACGTACACGATCGACGGCCGGCAGCTCACCCGCTACGACCTGAGCGAGATCCGCCGGCATCTCGAGTGGCTCGCGGACGTGGAGGCATCCCTGTCCGGCCAGTCTACCCTGCTCGTGCACCCCATGGTGAGGAGGTAGCCGCATGAAGGCCTTCAAAACCTCCCGCCCCGTCAACACGTCCCGCCGTCCGGCGTCCGCCTCCCGCGACGCCGGCGCCCTGCGCGGCCCCTCCGCCGGCTGGCGCGGGCCCCAGATCGGATCCGACGCCCAGGCCGTCACCGAGCGCATCCGCGCCCAGAGGCGCATTGCGGATCTCACGGCAAACGATTGGCAGGCAGCCAGCATTCTGAGCACCTTCTGCCAGAACGTCGTCGGCACGGGTCTCACGCCCGTGGCCTCCATCCCCGGCAGGCGCCTCGGCATCTCGCCGGCGCAGGCGCAGGAGCTCGGGCGCAGGATGGAGTGGCTCTGGTACGGCTGGGCCCGCACGGCGGACCTGCGCGGCGTGCTCAGCTTCGGCGAGCTGCAGGCGCTTGGCCTGCGCACCATGCTGGCCCAGGGCGAGATGGTGCATATCCCTGTCATGCGGGACGAGGCGCAGCGCAAGGCTGACGGCGCCGCCTTTGGCCTGGCCATCCAGGCCGTGGCGCCCTCGAGGCTCCGCACGCCGTCCGGCATGGAGGCGGATCCCGCCGTGGTGGACGGCATCCGCGTCAACGCTCACGGCCGGCCCGTCGAGTACTACATCGCCGCGCCGGAGGACTGCGGAGGCTCTCGTCTCCAGGACGCTGAGGCCACCCTGCGCTTCGCCACTGTTCCTGCGCGCGTCGGCCACCGCCCGGGCATGCTCCACCTGTTCCCCGTCCTCGAGGACGAGCAGTACCGGGGCATCTCCATCTTCGCCAACTCCTGCCAGCTCTTCCGCCAGCTCGACGACGCCATCGCGTTTGAGCTCACCGCCCAGAACGTGGCCGCAATGTTCCCGGTGTTCATCAAGCGCAACCCGGTCCAGCAGCTCCCCTCCGGCGTCTATGCGCCCGGCGATGCGAACCCGCACACCGGCGAGCCGAATTTCTACCAGGACCTGCTCGGCCCCCAGATCATGTACGGCAACGAGGGCGAAGAGCCTCAGGTGCTGAAAAACGAGCGCCCCTCGACCAACTTCATGAATTTCGTCGCCCTGCTGCAGAACGCCCTGGCAGCTTCCGTTGGCCTGCCGGCCATCGCCGTCTCGAAAGATTTCAGCCAGACCAATTACTCCAGCTCCCGCGCCGCCATGAACGAGGCCTGGCGCACGTTCAGATGGTTTAGGCGCTTCCTCAGCGAGCGGTACTGCCAGCCCGTCTGGGAGATGCTCGTGGAGGAGGCCTGGCTCCGCGGGATGCTCGAGCTCCCTGCCGGCGCGCCCGGCTTCTACGAAGCCCGCGAGCTCTGGTGCTCCTGCGAGTGGGTGGGCCCCGCCAGGGGCTACATGGATCCCACGAAAGAGATCGAGGCCGACGTCCTGGCCATCCAGAACCATCTCGTTACTCGCCATGAAGTCCTCGCCCAGAACGGCCGCGACTTCGACGACCTCCTGCCCATTCTCAAGGATGAGCAGGACGCCATGACCGAGCTTTCTTCATCGTCCGCTCATGATGAAGCCTCCGGATCCCCCTCCGCCCCGGAGTCCGCACCTGCCGGAGCGGAGGGGCCCGAAAAGGACAATGCCGATGCCGAATAGCATCACACACATCTGGCTCCTTGCCCCGCATCTGGCGCAGGACGTCATGCGCGACCTCCAGCTTTCGCGGAAGGATGCGAAAACTCTCAACGCCGGCGGCGTCGACATGGATGCCGGCTATGGCGTCCAGGGCGGCGTGGCCGTCATCGATGTGTCCGGCGCCATGACTCCGCGCCAGGGCTGGTTTGGCCTGGGCTACGACACCGTGCTCAAGTCGATCCGCCAGGCTGAGGCGGATCCTGCCGTCTCAGCTGTCCTGCTCGACATCGACAGCCCCGGCGGCACCGTCGCCGGATGCCAGGAGGTCGCCCAGGCCGTTGCCGGACTCTCCAAGCCCTGCGCCGCCTACACCGGCTCCCTCATGGCGTCAGCCGCCTACTGGATAGGCTCCGCAACTGGCAGGGTCTACGCCACCGAGACTGCCGAGCTTGGCAGCATCGGCGTGGTCATGACGCACGTGGACGCCAGCAGGGCTCTCGAGGAGGCAGGTCTGGCCGTCACGGTCATCGCCTCTGGCGAGCTCAAGGCGGCCGGCAACCCCTTCGGCGCCCTGTCTGAGCAGGAGCGTGCATATTTCCAGGCGCAGTGCGACGGCATCTGCGCCGTGTTCAAGAGTTCCGTGGCGCAGTCCATGGGGCTCGACCTCGAGGCGGCTTCCGAGTGGGCCGAGGGGCGCGTGTTCCTCGGCGCCGAAGCCGCGAACCTTGGCCTGGCCACTGCCGTCGTTTCCGGCAGGGACGAGGCCGTCAAAAAGCTGCAGGAGGTAGCTCTCGTGGATAGAGCAACTCTCGCCGCCCAGCATCCCGAGCTGGTAGCGGAGCTCCTGGCCGAGGGCAAAGCCTCCGCCATGACGCCCGCCGACATGCTCGCCTGCGTGGGCCATCTCATGGGCGCGGAAGACCGTGCCCGCGCCGAACGGTTTTTCCAGGCCTGCGCCGGCCTCGAGCCGGACAAAGTCAAGGCCCTCGCCGCCGTGGCCTTCCCCCCGGCCAAGGCCGAAGCGTCTGCCCAGGAAGCCGCGCAGGAGCAGGCGAAGGCCAAGGCCGACGCCGAGTCCCGCGCCGAGATCCTTGCCGGCATCCAGGCCGCATCCCCCCAGGGCGTCGCTCCCGACGCCTCCGCCACCGCAAAAGCTCCGGGCCAGTACCTCGCCGAGGCGATGGACCGCCTGGCCAAGGAAGGTAAGTAGCCATGTCTGATCCGACTGCCCGTTACCCTGGCGTAACCGCCACCATGGATCCGGCGCTCTCCGAGTACCTGCTCTGGGAGCTGGCCCCCATCTACTGCCGCGAGGTCCTGACCGTTCCTGAGGGCGGCTGCAAGGCCGGCGACGTCATCGCCGATGCGACTGCCGGCCTCTACGGCATGGCCATTGCCCCTGCCTCCGCCGGCGACACGGTGACCTGCGTTGTCCGCTCCGCCGTGTTCGACGGCTCCCACGGCACGATTACGTCCGCCGCCAAGGCCGCCCTTGCCGAACAGGGCGTCGTGGTCAAGGACTTCATCGCCCCGACGTCCGACACGGCAGACACCGCGTCCCTTGCCGCCCGCGTGACTGCGCTCGAAACCGCCGTTGCGGCGCTGTAGGAGGATCCGAGTCATGCCTAATCTGTTTACGCCTGATCTCTTCACCTGCGCCGAGCTCAGCGCCTCCGTCATGCGCCTGCCTTGGGTGCCGTCCCTCCTTGGCCAGTACTTTTCGGCTGAGGGCGTCCGCACTACGGCCATCACCATCGACCTTGACGAGGTCGGCATCAAGCTGGTGCCGGACTCCAGGCGCGGCACCGTCGGCGGCCAGCCCTCCCAGGGCGGGCCCCGCAAGACCGTGACCATCAAGTCGGCGCATCTTGCTCGCTATGACGTCATCCATCCTGAGGACGTTCAGGACGTGCGCGCCTTCGGCAGCTCCGAGCCGGAGACCGTTGCCAACCGCCTTGCCCGCAAGCAGGCCAACCTGCGCCGCGACCTCGAGGCCACACTCGAGTGGCACCGCGTCGGCGCCGTCAAGGGCCAGGTTCTCGACGCGGACGGCAACACCGTTCTCTTCGACTCTTTCGAGGCCTTCGGCAAGTCGAAAGCCACCAAGTCCATCACCTTCCCGGCCACCGAGGGCTCGACCGACGGCGTTGGCCCCAACACGGTGCTGCGCGCATGCATGGACATCTGCAATATGGTGGACACCGCCATGGGTGGCAATGCCTTCGGCGGCCTGGCCGCCATCTGCGGCGCCGACTTCTTCCAGTGGTTGACCACCGGCGCCGGAACCCGCGGCGCCTACGAGGCCTGGTACGCCAACCACGCGCCCATGTTTGGCCAGGACCCGTTCCTCGCCGGCGCCTTCGACTTTGGCGGCATCCGCTGGTACCGCTACCACAAGGCCGTCGGCGGCAATACGCTGGTTGCCACGAACAAGGCGCACGTCTTCCCGACCGGCTCCGGCATATTCAAGACGTTCTGGGCTCCGGCCGACTACATGGAAACGGCCAATACGGACGGCCAGGCGTTCTACTCCAAGCTGGAGCGCATGGACTTCGACAAGGGGTACGAGCTCGAGGTGCAGTGCAACCCCATTACCCTGTGCATGTTCCCTGAGGCGCTGGTGGAAGTCGTCGGCGCCGAGTCTTAGGAGCTGAGCAATGGCGCTGACATGGTCTGACGTCGGCAAGACAGTTGCCAAGGCCGCGCCCGTGCTGGGCGCCGTCCTTGGCGGGCCTGTCGGCGCCGTTGTCGCCTCCGCAGGGGCCCTCGCGGCCTCCGCGCTCGGCACCGCACCCGAGCCGGAGGCCGTGGAGGCCGCCCTCAAGGCTTCGCCGGAAACCCTGCTCAAGCTGAAGGAGCTCGAGGGCCAGCAGCAGGCCCGCCTGCTCGATTGGCAGACGGCCCAGCTCAATGCCGAGCTGGGCAACGTGCAGGGCGCTCGCCAGCGGGAGGTGGAGCTCGTCAAGGCGGGCTCTGTCACCGGCTGGAGCACGTCCATCGTGGCCTGCCTGGTGACCGTGGGATTTTTCGGATGCTCTACCTGGTGCTGACCCAAGGCAAAAATGAGCTTGGCGAGCCAGGCATCCTCCTGCTCGGCAGCCTCAGCACCGCTTTTGGCAGCGTGGTCAACTACTACCTGGGCAGCTCTCTCGGGAGTGCGCTCAAGGAGCAGTACAAGCAGCGGGGAGGCAAGTAATGGGCATCAGCGAAATGGAGATCTCCAACATCTTGCTCGGCCTCATTTCCGGCCTCCTGGGTATCCTTATCTGGGTTGCCAAAAGCTTTGCCCAGACAATTTTGGAAGAGCTCCGAAAGCTCGACCGCCGCAAGGCCGAATGTTTGGGGCAGTTTGCCGACGATGCCGACAACCGCGCGGCCCATGCCAGGATCTTCGACAAGCTGGACTCGCACGAGGGCCGCATCGCCAAGGTGGAAACCTTGACCCAGGGAGACTGCGGAAAATGACGTTCAAAGAGGCGCTTTCCTGGGATACTGAGCATGCCTTTCTCAATCTCGGCGAGTTTGGGGAGGAGATCGAGCTCAACGGGGTCCGAATGACGGCAGTGCGCTACGACGGCGCGCAGTACGAGTACGGCTCCATGCGCCAGGAGCTCCCCGCGCTCCAGCCGGAGCTCCCCGAGCGGAGCATCGTGCTCTATGTCCGCACCGACATGCTCGACGCGGAAATCGTCCAGGGCGGCACCGTCGCCTTCGACGGCGAGCAGTGCCTTGTCGAGCGCCGGCACGACGGCCTCGGCTGCATGACCAAGCTGCTACTTGGCCGGAGGGGGTATCTCTAATGGCAGACGTCACGATTGCCGGCGCCGGCGCCCTCGAGGCGCTCCGCAAGCGACTCGGCGAAACCATGCCGAAGCAGGCCCGCCAGGCCGTCGGCATGGGCGTCCGCGAGGCCGTCCAGCGCACCCAGAGGAAGGGCCTGAGCATTGCCAAAAAGCGCTACGCATTTTCGAGCTACGGCAAGGCCCGCGTCGACGGCGTCCTGGCCAGCAAGAGCATCGGCCCGGACAAGCAGTTTGGCGAAGTGCGCTTCCAGGGGCGCCCTGGCATCCCGCTCCGCTGGTTTCAGAGCGTCCCGACGCGCCCCAGTTCCGGCAAGATGACCCGCCTCGGCGGGAAGAAGACTGTGCGCGTCCGCGTTGTCCGCGGGGGCGCCATGAAGGAGCGCCGGGGCAAGGGCGGCGAACGTGTTTTCTGGTGGCGCAGCCCCCAGGGCAACGTCTTGCTCGCCTACCGCGTGGGCGCCGGCAGGGGCAAGATTTCTACCGAGGATCTCATGGGCGCCAGCCCTATCCAGGCCATCCAGAAGCATGAAAACTTCGAAACCATCGGCGAGTACCTCCAGGAAACTTTTGCCAAGCGCGTTGACCATCAGCTCAGCAGGATAGGGATGTAGGCCATGACGGAAAACGGATGCCTCAAGGCCATAGCGGAGTGGCTCGAGACGCAAGTGCTCTACGAGTACCGCCTGCCCGGCGTCGCAAAAGCCGGCGATCAGCCGTTTCATGTTTTTGTCGGCTGGCTGCCTGAGAAGCGCGGACGGGAGCAGGAGGACTACCCCTTCTGCCTGGTGCGCCCGGTGGACGGCACCGTCGGCGCGGATGGCACGGCCATGAGCGTCGACATTGTCCTCGGCGTCTATGCCGGGGAGGACCGGGGTTGCGAGTACGTGCTCAACGTGCAGCGCCGCACGCTCAGCGCCCTCGCCGTTCTCGGCGAGCGGAGGCTGGCGAACAAGTACTGCCTGGCATTGCCGGTGACGTGGGAGATGCCCGACGATCAGCCCTACCCGGTCTGGATCGCCGTCATCCACACAGAGTGGACGTACCATACCCCGATCATGCCCTACATCGACGACGGCGAGTACGGCACTCAAGTTGCCGTGACGGCCGAGCTGACGCGGAACGCCCTGAGGCAGGAGGAGATAGGTGGATAGCCAAAGAATCTATATCGGCCCGACAGTCGGCAGGCTCGGCCTCCACTACGGCCAGATCTACAAGGGAGCGCTCCCGCAGTACGTGCGGGACGCAATCGGGATGTGCCCGCAGGCGGCGGACCTCATCGTCCCCGTCGAGCAGGCGACAGTCGCCCGCCAGGAATGCGGGCGCAAGGGCGCGCGGCTTCACGGCAGATATGCGGCCGTGCTCGCATACGCCAAGACACACTAAGGAGCGTCAAAAATGGCATACAAACACGGCGTCTATACCTCCGAGCTGGCTACGAGCATTCTGCCTCCGGTCAGCGTCGACTCCGCCATTCCGTTCATCGTGGGCTCCGCGCCTGTCGGCATGGCCGACGAGTCCAACGTCAACAAACCCGTCCTGTGCCACACGTATGCCGACTTCGTGCAGCACTTCGGCTTTGTGCCGCCGGAAGCCGATGTTGCGTCCGGCAAGGAGGCCTTCCACTACAGTCTCTGCGAGGCTGCCTACACATATTTTGCGTTGTACGGCGCCGGCCCCCTGGTATGCGTCAACGTCCTGAACCCCGCTGAGCACCGCACGGCCACGTCTGCCGTCACGGTCACCGTCCCCTACACCGGCAGCGTGACCATCGAGGAAACCGGCATCATCCCGTCCACGGTGTCCATCTCCGCCGACATTGACGGCACGGCCGTCACGTACCGCAACGGGACCGACTACGAGCTCACGTTTGACGACAACGGCTTCCTGGTGATCTCCGCGCTCAAGTCCACGACCGGCCAGGACCTCACCGACGCCCAGAGCGGCAGCATCGACTCCTCGAACGCGCTGGTCGACTCCAGCGACTCCTGGCTCCTGCCCCTCAATACGCAGCTTGTCTTCAGCGCCTACAAGACGGATCCCGGCGCCCTGGCCGTGGCCGACGTCATCGGCGGCGTGGACGCCTCCGGCGCCAAGTCCGGCCTCGAGCTTATCGAGGACGTCTTCCCGCGCCTCGGCGTCCTCCCGGGCGTCATCCTCTGCCCCGGCTTCAGCGACCGCCCGGCCGTCGCCGCCGTCATGGCGGCCAAGTGCACCGGCATCAACGGCCTCTTCAGGTGCATCTGCGCCTGCGACATACCGGCCGGCACCGTGCTGCAGTACAGCGATGCCTATAGCTGGAAGAACTCCAACGGTTACACGGATCCCAGCATGGTCGTCTGCTGGCCCATGGCCGAGCTCGACGGCGTGCTCTACCACCTGAGCGTGCACGCCGGCGCCCGCATGGCCGCGACCGACGGCGAGAACAACGGCGTGCCGTACGTTAGCCCCTCGAACAAGATGCTGCGCTGCACCGCAACCGTCCTGGCCAGCGGCGCCGAGGTCTGGCTCAACAATGAGACGGCCTCCTACCTCAACGGCCTCGGCATTGTGGCCGCCCAGAACTGGATCACCGGCTGGGTTGTCTGGGGCAACCGCACCGGCTGCTACCCCGGCAACACGGATCCGAAAGACAGCTTCATCCCGGTCCGCAGGATGTTCAACTGGCTGTCCAACACGCTGATCACCACGTACTGGCAGCGCGTCGACTTCCCGCTCAACAAGCGCCAGATCCAGACCATCGTGGACAGCGTCAACATCTGGTTGAACGGGTTGGCCGCCCGCCAGTACATCCTCGGCGGCCGCGTCGAGTTCCTCGAGGATGAAAACCCTGTGACCGATCTCCTCGACGGCAAGGCGACCTTCCACGTTTATGTTACCCCGCCCACGCCTAACCGCGAAATTGATTTCCTGCTTGAGTATGACGTGTCCTACATGTCTACGCTCTTTGAGTAAGGAGCATTATAATGGCAGCTACTAATCCGATACAGGAAAAACTTATTGCCTTTCGCGTCTACAACGATGCGAACGATCTGCTCGGCGTCGCCACCGTCGACCTCCCCGAGCTCCAGGCGATGACCGATACCGTGTCCGGCGCCGGCATTGCCGGCGAGGTGGACAGCCCCGTGCTCGGCCACTACCAGAGCATGGCCTGCACCCTGCACTGGCGCACCATCGAGGCGGCCGCCATGGGGCTCGCCGCCCAGAAGACGCACGCGCTCGAGCTCAGGGGCTCCCAGCAGATGTACGATGCCGGCGCAGGCGAATACTCGACCGTGCCGGTGCGCATCGTGCTCCGCGCCATCCCCAAAAACGTGAGCCTCGGCTCCTTTGAGCCCGGCTCCGGGACGGACACCACGAGCGAGTTTGAAGTGGTCTACATCAAGATCGTGGTCTCCGGCAAAGAGCTCGTCGAGATCGACAAGTACAACTACATCGCCAGGTTCGACGGCGCCGACGCGCTCCAGCAGGTGCGCGCCGACCTTGGCCTGAGCTAGTCCGCATCTGGCGGGGATAGCGTGCCTGCGCGACAAGGGCTCTCGAGACTCCGGCCCTTCCCCGCCTCCCCAGAGAAGAGTCTCAGACACGAAAGGAGTCTCCCCATGAAATACGAGTTCAAGCGCCCCTACAAGTTCGAGGATGCTGAGTTTGCCGAGCTTGAAGTGCCGGTTGAGGACATGACCGGCGCCCAGTTCCTGGCCGTCAAGAAGGCCTTCGTGAAGGCCAATCCCGGCGCAAACCCCGTTTCCATGATGTTCGATCAGGAGTTTGTCGTCTACCTCATGGCCCGCCTCTGCAAGCAGCCCCTGGAGTTTTTCGAAGGCCTTCCGGCTAATGACCTGGTGCCCCTCTGCACCCAGATAACCGGTTTTTTGCTGAGCTAGGCCTCGGCGGAGCGGAGCCGGAGAGGGACGTGATGCGTCTCTGCCTCTCCCTCGCCGGCGCCGACACTGCCACCAGCGCCCTCGAGTGGTGGCGCCTGCCGATAGCCGAGGTTCGCGTGTGGGCCGAGGTGCAGGGGCAGGAACTCGAGAAGAAGCAGAAGGAATTGAACCGCAGGATGAGGCAGAAGAGGTAGCCCATGGCAAAGACCTACGAAATCGCGTTTGCGCTGGCCGCCAACACGGCCTCTTTCAGCGCCAATTTCAGGGCTGCCTCGAGGACCGTTGCCCGGCTGCAGGAGTCCTTTAAAGGGCTGAGCGGCGCGGCAAAACAGGTGCACGCCGTCACTGAGGCCGGCGCCCGCGTGCAGGCCTCCGGCAAGGCTTACCGCGAAGCGGTGGCCGAAGTGCAGCGCCTCCGGCGCGAGATGGCCCAGTTTGGCCCGCCGACAAAGCAGGCGGCCGCCGCGCTCGACAGGGCGCAGCAGGCGGCTAACCGCGCCAAGGAAGCTCTCCAGCGCAACGCTCAGCAGATGCGCGCCCTGGCGCAGTCTGCCGGCGTGGCGGGCGCTCCGATCCGCGCCCTTGTGGCCCGCGAAAACGAGCTGACTGCAGCCGCCACGCGGGTCTCCGCCGCTCTGGCGAAGCAGCAGGCCTGGGAAGCTAAGCTCGGCAGGGCCAAGGCCGGCGCCACCGCAAACGCGCCCTATGCCCAGCAGGCGGGCGCGGCAGTTGGCGGAGGCCTTGTGGCCGCGATGAAAGACGGCGCCAGCCTCGAAAGGCAGCTTTCCCAGGTGCAGGCCATCTCCCGCGCCACCACGGAAGAGATGGCCCGCTACGAGGCGCAGGCCCTCGAGCTTGGCGCGTCCACGAAATACACGTCCACCGAGGTCGCCCAGGGCATGCAATACCTGGCGATGGCAGGCTTCAAGACCAATGAGGTGCTGCAGGCCATGCCAGGCATGCTCAACCTGGCGTCCGCCGGCGCAATCGACCTGGGACGCGCGGCCGATATTTCGTCGAACATTCTGAGCGCCTTTGGCCTCCAGACGGCAGAGATCGACCGCGTGGGCGACGTGCTAACTAATACGTTCCAGCGGAGCAACACGACGCTCGAGACGCTGTCCGACACCATGAAGTACTGCGCGCCGGTTGCCAAGCAGTTTGGGCTGAGTCTCGAGCAGACGGCAGCCTATGCCGGCGTCCTCGGCAGCAACGGGATTGATGCCAGCATGGCCGGCACTGCCCTGCGTGGCATCATGGTGCGCCTGACAAAGCAGCCAAAGCAGGCCGCAACGGCTCTCAAAGAGCTTGGCGTCAAGGTCTACGATGCCAAGGGCAACTTCAAAAGTCTTGAGCAGATCATGGTTGAGGTTGCCCAGGCGCAGGACAAGCTCGGGCTCACCGAGTTTGGCAAGGCCAAGTCGGCGGCTATGCTGTTCGGCACGGAAGCGCTGGCGGCCGGCCAGGTGCTCCTGGACAACGCCCGCAGCGGCAAGCTGCAGGAGATGATCGCCGGACAGTATGAGCGCGGGACTGCCGAGGCCACGGCAAAGGTGCAGGAAGGCAACCTCATCGGCGACATTACCAAGTTGACGTCCGCTATGTCCGGCCTCAGTCAGACGCTTTACAAGAGCTTGGGCGGAGCCCTCCGCGAAACTGTCCAGCAAATCACTGATTTGGTGTCACGCTTCAATTTGTGGCTGCGCGCCAATCCAAAGGTGGCGAAGACAATTGTCATGGTTGCCGGGGGCATCGCCGGCCTTGCCGCCGCCATTGTTCCCTGCATCATCGCCGTCAAGACGATTGGCTTCGCTGTTGCGGCCTTCCAGGCAGGACTCATGCTGCTGGCGTCGCCCATAGGCCTTATTGTTGTCGGCATCGGCGCCCTCGTGGCCGCCGCCTACTATCTCTGCGGAGGCTGGGAGGGACTGCTCCAGACTGCCCAGCGCGTCTGGAGCGCCATCTACGTCGCCGTGGCCATGTTCTGCCTCGAGGCGTGGGAGCGCATCCAGGCGATCTGGGCCGCCGTTGCGCCGTTCTTCACGGGGCTTTGGGAGACGGTCAAGACGATTTTTGGACTCGCCTGGCAGTCGATATGCTCCGTCCTGCAAACGTGGGCCGCCGCGGCCGGCGCCGTTCTCGAGGGCCTGCGCACCGCTTTCATGGGACTGCTCGACTTCGTCGCCGGCGTTTTCAGCGGCAACTGGAGCCAGGCCTGGGAGGGCGTCAAGGCCATCTTTTCCGGCGTCTGGCAAGGCGTTTCGGCCATTCTCGCCGGCGTAAAAGCTACCTTCCTGACGATCTGCTCCTTCGTTGCCGGCGGCTTCACGGCCGCCTGGAGCGCAGCCTGGAACGGCGTTTCCGGCATTTTCAAAGGCATCTGGGAAGGCTTCAAGGGTGTTGCCCAGAGTGTTCTGGATTGGATCGCGAACAAGCTCAACAGCGTCATCAGCCTCGTTAATGGCGCCATCGAGACCATGAACAAGCTCCCCGGCGTCAACATCGGCAAGATCGACGAAATTGGCACCAAGGGCGCCCAGGTGCCGGCCATGGCATCCGGCGGCGTGGTCACCGTGCCGACGTTTGCCATGGTTGGCGAAGCCGGCCCCGAGGCCGTCGTGCCTCTGGACAGGCTGGCCAGCTACCTGCCGCAGGCCGAGCAGGCGGCTCCCGTGGTCAACGTGGCCGTGCAGGCGCCTGCCGTCCCGGAGGTTGTCCTGCCTGAGATGCCCCGGCTCCGCATGCCGCAGATCAACGTCCCTGAGATGCACATGCCGGCCATGCCTCCGATCCGCATGCCCGAGATGCCTGCGCCGGCCCAGCCCGAGCCCCGCATGCCCGTGGCCGAGCCTCCGGCGCCCCGCCCCGTCGGCGCCCTGGCAGACGGGCTCCGCGCAGCCTCCCGCCCCGAGCCCGCCCCGGCCGCCGGCGAGGTGGTGCTCAACTTCAGCCCGACCGTCAACATGCAGGGGGCAGGCGAGTCTGCCGATCCCTACGAATCTGTCAGGCGAGGCCTTTCGGGCTACGCCGACGAAATTAAGCGCCAGCTCGAGACCATCCTGCGCGACCAGCGCAGGCTCAGCTACGCCTAGGAGGACGCGCATGGCCACCACGATCACAAAGCACGGCGAGACCTGGGACATAATCTCCTATCGCGTCTACGGCGACGAGCACCACGTCAAAAAGCTGATCGACGCCAACCGTAACCAGCGGGCGGTGCGCATCTTTTCCGCCGGCGTCCGGCTCGCCGTGCCCGAACTCACGGCAGACGAGCTGTCCGCGTCCACGCTTCCGCCCTGGAAGAGGTAGTCCATGGCCCACACCACGCGCAGCACCATCGTCTCCGTCCGCATCGACGGCAATGACGCCTCCGAGCAGGTGGCAAAGGACCTGCTGTCTTTCAGCTACACCGACAAGGAGACGGACGAGGCCGAAGAGGTGACGATCACGCTCAAGGACGAAATGGGCAAGTGGCGGACAAGCTGGGCGCCAAAGATGAATGCCACGCTCAAGTGCGACATTGTCACAGTGGTGGACGGCGCGCCGAAGGACCTGCTCAAGTGTGGCAAGTTCCATGTGGACTCCCGCCGCGTGTCTGGCGCCCCTTCCGTCTATGAGTTGCGCGCAACGTCCATCCCGCCTGACAGTCCGATCCGTCGCAAAGCGAAGGAAAAGACGTGGCAAAAACAGTCGCTCAAGCAGATCGCGCAGGCCATAGCTTCGGAAAACAAGCTCCAGCTGCTCTGGGACTGCGCCGACGGCGTCGGCACCGAGGTCCGCGAACAGGCGGACCAGAAGCGCGAAAGCGACCTTGTTTTTCTCCAGAAGCTATGCAAGGAGGAAGGCGCAAACCTCAAGCTGACTGATAATAAGCTCGTAATTTTCGACCAGAAAAGCTATGAAAAGAAAGCCCCAGTCTGTATAATCAACCGCGAAGACGGCGAAGTGCTCAAATGGGAGTTTTCACAGGAGCTTTCCGATGCCTACAAATCAGTGACAGTTACTTACCGCGACCCTGAAAAGAAAGTGAAAGGCAGTGCTGCGCAGAAGCGCAAGGATCCTGCGTCTCAAAGTTCAATAGATGAAGACGACTTGGAAACTATGGATGATGACGATGCGCAGGAAGCGCATGAGGATTTGTAGCCATGGCGCGGATGTTCGATGACAATTTTGAAAAGCTTGGCGGGAAGAAGACCAAAAAGAAGGCCGGCAAGCAGAAGGCCAAGTCGAACCCGGCGGTTATCTCCTACACCGCCGTGGATCCCGACGCGCCTGAGTCGGCCCAGGAGTACGAGCTCAAAAAGCGCGTCAAGAGCCAGGCCGAGGCCGAGCGCCTGGCCAAGGCTAAGTTGCGCGAGCTCAACGCCAAGGTCATGACCGGCTCGCTCACCATGGTGGGCAACGTCCAGCTCTGCGCCGGCTGTGTTGTCGAGTGCAAGGGCTTCGGCTCCTTTGACGGAAACTTCGTAATCGAGGAGGCCCGGCACAGCGTCGGCGCCCAGGGCTACACCACCGATCTGCGCGTGCGCAGAGTCAATTCGGAGTACTAGGATGCAGATCAATTTTCGCGGCGAAGACGACGAGGACTCCCGCCAGCTCAGCATGGTGATCCGCGTCGGCGAGGTGACGGCCACCAATCCGGCGGCCCACAAGGTCACCGTCACGCACGACGACGACGATGGCCAGACGTCCGGCGAGCTTCCCGTCATCGTGCCCAACACGCTCGAAAACCGCGACCACGCCCTGCCCGACGTGGGCGAGGACGTGCTTTGCATCTACCTCCCCACGGGCACCGAGGAAGGCTTCGTCATCGGCAGCTTCTACGCCGGCAACATCCAGAACCCGGAGTCGAGCCAGGACGTGCGCGCCACTACATACAAGGATGACACCCGCTTTGCCTACGACCGTTCCAAGCATGAGTGGACGATCGACAACGAGGACACGCACGTCAAGCTCAACCGCGGCCAGATTTCCATGGACGTCACGGACACGCACATCGTCGCCGACAAGACGAGCGTTTCCGTCAACACGCCCCAGACCATCAACCTGACTGCCCAGAGCATCGTCATCACGATGGGCGGCACCACCATGACGCTCAACGGCAGCAGCGCCGTCATCGACACCGACAACATTACGTTTACTGGAAACATGGACGTGACCGGTACGCTCCACACAAGCGGCGACATCTCCACCGCCGGAGGCGTCACCGCTTCCGGCGCAGTCCACGGGAGCAACATCTAATGCTGACCGGAGCCTTGGGCGCCTGCCCCTTCTATTGCAGCGACTCCATGGTCGCGACTTTCCACAAGACCTCGCAGTCGCTCGGCGAGCGCTGGGCGGAGCATCAAGTCATCGGCGGCAGGCCGGTGCTCGAGTGGACCGGGCGCAAGTGCCGAACCTACGCCCTCGAGCTGCGCCTGGACTCAACGCTCGGCTCCATGCCCGGCGTCCTGATCGCCGTGCTCACCAAACTCATGGAGGCGCACAAGCCGGTGCCCCTGCTCATAGGCCCGCAGTACTGTGGCACCGTTGTGATCGAGTCCATCGACGTCGAGGGCGTGCACTGGACCGGCGCCGGCGTCATGCAGGTGGCCAACGTAAACGTCAAGTGCAAGGGGGTGACAGATGGCTTCTTCTAGCTTCGCCGTCTCCCTTTCCGCCGGCATCAATTTCTGTCCGCAGACCGTCGCCGAAGAGGTTGTGCAGAACGTCCGCACGATCCTGCTGACTGCGATAGGCACGGCGCCCTTCGACCGCGCCTTCGGCACCGACTGGGGCATGCTCGACCAGCCCCTGCCCGTCGCGATGCAGCTGAGCCGGGCAGCCTTTTATGAGGCAGTCCAGCGCCTCGAGCCCCGCGCCGTCGTGGAGAGCCTCGAGTGGGATCCCGACGCGGCCGGCGCCGAGGACGGCATCCTCAGGCCGAGGCTGACGATTTCCCTCGCGGACGGCGTGGACGGCTCCGCCGCCGTTGTGCAGGAGGACTAACATGGCTGAGACTCTGCCCCGCTTTGGGCTTCCCGAGGTTGATTTTTTGGAGACGGATGCTTCCGCCGTCGAGGCCGGCATCATTGCCGGCTACGAGGCCGCGGCGAAAAGGACGCTTGCCGCCGGCGACCCGGTGAGGCTCTTCCTGCTCACCGTCGCCGCCGAGATCTGCGCCCTGCGGAACGAGGTCAACATCTCCGCCCAGAACAACCTGCTCAGCTATGCCCAGGGCGAGTACCTGGACGCGCTTGGCGTCTACTTCGGCGTGACGCGCCTGCCGGCTTCAGCCGCCAAGACTACGCTGCGCTACACGCTGAGCGCCGCGCTACAGGATCCCGTGGTCATCCCCGCCGGCTCCCAGGTGGCCAACGGGGAGGTCACCTTTGCCACGGATGCCGAGGTCTCCGTGCCTGCCGGAAGCCTTTACGCCGACGTGCCGGCAACCTGCACAGAGCCCGGCGCAGCCGGCAACGGCTTCCTGGCCGGCCAGATCAACGCCATGGTGGAGCCCATCGCCTACGTCGCCAGCGTGGCCAATATCACCACGTCGGCCGACGGCGGAGACGAGGAGGACGACGAGAGCCTGGCCGAGCGCATCAAGCTGGCGCCCAACAGCTTCTCCACGGCCGGCCCCCGCCGGGCCTACGAGTATCATACTTATTCCGCATCGGCGGCCATCTCGGACGTGTCCGTTGACAGCCCTACGCCCGGGCTCGTCAACATCTACATTTTGGCCCAGGGGGGCACCCTCCCCTCCCAGGAGCTGGTGGACTCCACCGCAGCCTACCTCAGCGACGAAGACCGGCGCCCGCTGACAGACGAGCTCCACGTCTATGCCCCCACGGTCACAAATTTTGGCGTGGTGCTCAAGTACTGGATCAGCGTGGAGCGCCAGGCCGAGCTCGAGGCCATCCAGGACGCCGTCGGGCAGGCGGTGCAGGACTACGTCGCCTGGCAGACCAAGAAAATCGGGCGCGACATAGTGCCCGACAAGCTCGTGCAGCTCGTGGTGGCCGCAGGCGCCTGGCGCGTGGACGCGGCCACGCTCTCGCCGGAGTACACGTCCGTTGACCTCGCCCACGTCGCCCAGTGCACGGGCGTGAGCGTGACCTACATGGGGCTGGCCAATGAGTAAGCCGTTTGAAACGCTGCGCGACACGGCGCCGGAGTCGATCAGGCGGGATGCGAACGTCGAGGCCTGCATCAAGGGCATCGATCCCTACCTCCGCGCCGTCGCCTCCGCCCGCGACATCCCCGCGCTCTACTACCGCCTGGCGGAGCTGACGGGCGCCCAGATGGACCACTTGGCCCGCCAGATGGACGTGGACGTCTGGCGCGACTCGTGGAGCCTCGAGCGCAAGCGCTCCATGCTGCTCGCATCCTACGACGTCAAGCGGCACGCGGGCACCGTCGGCGCCGTCCGCACGGTGCTCCGGGCCCTGGGCGCCGTCACGCGCATGATCGAGTGGTGGGAGACTGCCCCGAAGGGCACGCCGCACACCTTTTCAATTGAGGTCCTCGCTTCTCCGGAAGCCGGCAACTCCACGCTTACCGAGGCCGAGCAGGAGGACCTGATCCGGGCGATCGACGGCGCAAAGCCCGTCCGCAGCCACTATGCCGTCGTGATCATGACGGTCCACACGGGCGGACTGCTGCTGTCCGCAAACTGGCGGCGCTGCTCCTGGGCGCGCGTGCACAACATGTAGAGGAGATGGAGCATGGCAAATCTCATAGTCACCAACGGCGGCATCGCCACCATCCGCAACGCCCAGGCCACCGGCACCAACGCCGTGCGGATTGCCAGCGTGCGCATCGGCTCCGGCAAGTGGACTCCGACCGGCGCGGCAACGGCCCTCAAAACGCCGATCAAATCTTACACTGCCATCGCCGGCGGCGCCATCGGCGACAACATAATCCACGTCGAGGCGCTGGATCAGAGCGCTGACGCATTCACGGCCTACGAAGTCGGCGTCTTTCTGGCGGACGGCACCATGCTCGCCGTCGCAAGCTCCACGACGCCCATACTGGTCAAGGCGGCCGGCTCCCAGGCCATGCTAGCCGTCGACATCGTCATCTCCGACATCGGGACCACCACCTTTGTCTTTCCCTCCGCCTCTTTCCTCGTGCCGGTCGCGACAACCGAGATCCAGGGCATCGTGGAGCTGGCGACCGTCGCCGAGGGCCTCGCCGGCACCGACATCTACCGTGCCATGACGCCGGCGGACGTAAAGGCAGTGGCCGATACCAAGGCCAACGTCAACCACGCATCCACCGCCAACTCCTACGGGCCCGCCACCGGCTCGAACTACGGCCACGTGCGCCTGAGCGACTCGACCGGCTCCTCGAGTTCGACCACCGGCGGCTACGCGGCGACGCCTAAGGCAGTCAAGGACGCTAAGGAAGCCTGCATACAGGCTGACACGCTCAAAGTGGCCAAGGCAGGCGACACCGTCACCGGCGCCATCCACTCGACTGCCGGCAAGGCCGTGGTCAACGGCAGCTCGACCGAGCAGTTTGGCGGCGAAATGGCCAGTTCCGACAAGTGGCGCCTCGCCGCCGGCGGGACGGCCTCCGACGCCGGCTTCGTGGCCCTGGACACGGCCGACAACGGGAACGAGCCGATTCTTGTGCGCCAGTACTCCGGCGACTTCGCGACGCTGGTGCGCCAGGCCGAGCTGCTCGACGCCTCCGGCGACACTTCCTTCCCGGGCGAGGTGACGGCTTCCGGCGGGTTCACCGGCAACCTGGAAGGTACGGCGCGCGACGCAACGAGGCTCACGACGGCGCGCAACCTGACCATCAAGGACAACTCCCAGACTAATTCTGGCCCGGCCCAGAGCTTCAACGGGACCTCCAACGCAGTGCTCAGGCTCCCCGCGACCATCAAGGCTGAGCTCGACGGCAACGCCAGGAGCGCCGGCCAGCTCAAGACGGCCCGCAAAATCAATGGCACCGACTTTGACGGCACGGCCGCGATTACCACGGCCAAGTGGGGCACTGCCCGCGACCTCTCCATCGCGGATGCAGACGGCTCCAATACGGGCGCCGCCGTTTCGGTGGACGGCGGCGCGGCGAAGACCCTCAAGCTCCCCGCCACTATCAAGGCTGAGCTCGACGGCAATGCCAGGACGGCTGCTGCGTGGAAGACGGCCAGGAACTTCACGGTGGCGGACGCCACCGGCTCCAATACGGGTGCGGCGTCCAGCGTCAACGGCGGCGCGAACGTCACGCTCAAGCTGCCGGCCACCATCAAGGCCGAGATCGACGGCAACGCCAGGAGCGCCGGCCAGCTCAAGACGGCCCGCAAAATCAATGGCACCGCCTTCAACGGCACCGCGGACATTACCACGGCCAAGTGGGGCACGTCGCGCAACATCTCCATCTCGGACGCCGACGGCTCCCATACGGGCACGGCCGTCGCCGTGGACGGCTCGGCAGCCAAGACGCTCAAGCTGCCCGCGACGATCAAGGCCTCGCTCGACGGCAACGCCTCCTCCGCCAGCAGGCTTGCGGCCGCGGTAACGCTAACCGTCAAAGACAATGACCAGAGCAACGCCGGGCCTGCCCAGAGCTTTGACGGCGCCAGCAGCGTCTCTTTGCGCCTGCCTGCCGTCATCAAGGGTACGCTGGACGGCAACGCTGCCACTGCCACAAGAGCGCTGCAGGATGGAGCCGGTCTGCAAATTGACACGGGCTATCTCAAGCTGTCCGGCGGCACCGTATCCGGTCCGCTGGTGCTGAGCAGGACAACTGACGCCTCCGGCACGGGTACTGCCGTTCCGGCACTCAGCATCGGCAACGTGTCTGGCGAGCACCTCGAGCTTGACGGCAACGAGCTCATGGCCAAGGGCAACGCCAACACGCCCGGCACGCTCTATCTCAACCGGGATGGAGGCGCCGTGCTGGCCGAGGGGACGCGCGTGGTGAAAGGCGCCAGCAAGGGCGGGACAGTTAAGGGCATCTACATCGACGCCAACGGATTTGCGCAGGAAATGGCGGCCACTGTCGGCGGCACGGCCAAGGGCGTCTATCTCAATGGCGGCACGGTGACGGCAATGAGTGCTACTGTTGGCGGGGCTGCGCAGCCTGTATTTATGCAGTCTGGCGAGCTCAAAGCCTGCAATGCGTATAGCACAGTTAGCATGGTGCCTACTGGCAATCCGGAAGGACGCAACCGCTACACCACCTACACTGCCGAAACTAACGGCTTTGTTGTTGTTGGCTCTGATGGTGGATATGTGTATGCATACGATGTTGTAATCAACGGATATGTATACACTATGAAGCATACGGCCTATGGCTCGTGGAATCCAGGCGAACGGAATTTTACCGTTTTTCCGTGCAGAAAAGGCTGGCAGTATAGACTCAATTGCGACAACGGGCGTGCATGGCTCTGCTGGCAGCCGTGCGCATAGGCGGGCAGCGATGGTAACATTGATTGCAGGACTTCCCGCTTCAGGCAAGAGCACGCTCGCCCGCCAGTTTGGGCGCGTGTTCGAATTTGACGCCTTTGCCGAGTCGCTTGGCTCCTATGCCGACCTCGAGGAGGACAGAGAGCTTGTCTGCAAGCAGTTTGCCCTGCTCGCCGGCTCCGGCATTTATGATGCTGTTGTAGACGTATTCCCCTCCAGGGCGAGCCGGCGGCGCATCCTTGAGGCGTGCCCCGGGGCGAGACTTATGCTTGTGCAGGCTCCCCTTGAGGTCTGCCTGAGGCGCAATGCGAGGCGCCGGCAGTCGTGGCTGAGCAACGAGCAGCTCGCCTCGATCGCGATGCAGTTTGAGCCTGTCCTTCCCGGCGAGGGCTTTAGCTCGATAGCGGTTTTCGACAATTCAAAGGAGATTTCCATGGAAGGCAGCAAAATCTGGCTCAAAGCAATTAACGGCACTGTGCAGGCCTTTGGGGATGAACAATCACTTCAGGCGGCCACCGGTGGCGTCTTTGACGTTGAGCTGACAGCTACCGAGTGGGAGCGCCATGGGTGCATCGCCCGTCTTGAAGCCGGGCGCATTGTGCTGGGCGATCCTGTCGAGGTGGACTACCAGCGCAACGCTGAGATTGTCCGGAACGAGCGCTACCTGCGCCTGCGCCAGTGCGACAAAATCAGTCCCATGCGCTGGAATGCCATGACGGAAGCCCAGAAGCAGGCATGGACAACGTACCGCCAGGCACTGCTGGACGTGCCGCAGCAGCCCGGCTTTCCCTGGGGCGGCGCTCTCGACAAGGTGCCATGGCCAAAACAGCCTGAATAACTTTTCTTTTTGCTAGCAAAATCCATTCCTTCAAGGAGGACAGACATGTCTACCGTACACAACAGCTACTCGACCACGCCCAGCGACAACGTGTCGCTGGCCGGCGCCTCGCTCAGGGAGGGCGAGACCCAGTTCCGCGATCTTAATAACATGCTCAGACAGATCATGGCCGACGTCAAGGACGAGTCCGACGAGATCCGCGGGCTCGTCTCCGACGAGGCGACTGCCCGCCAGACGGCCGACGGCACAGCTACCGACGCCATTGCCGGCAAGGTAGGCCTCACCGGCGACGAGGAGATCGCCGGCACCAAAACCTTCGGCGCCAGCCCGCTCGTGCCGAACCCCACGGATCTCGCCAGCCAGCAGGCCGCGCCGGCAATCTGGGTCCGCGACATGCTCAGGGCCCAGCTCGAGGCGGCGACCGAGGGTCGCAACACCATCGTGCGTGATACCTGGGACAATCCGCACGTCATGGTGGTGCTCCCTAAATTCCTGCTCTCCGACATTGTCGCCACCTGGCCCGCCGAGCCCCACCAGGCGTTCGTCGTCGGCGGCGCCGTCAAGAGCGAGATCCTGATCGGCAAGTACCTGGCCTCGCAGTCCGGCGCCGGCCACGTGCTGACCATGGCCCACAAGGCGCCCTGGGCGCAGATCAACTTCGACAACTCTCTGGCGCGCTGCAGGGAGCTCGGCACCGGCTTTGGGCTCGTGACTAATGCGATGTGGGCTGCACGGGCGCTCTACCTTTGGAAACTCTTCGGCGGGGCGGACGATTCTTCGCATATTTACCACGGGAACGAGAACTACGGCCGGGACTACACCGACCACTTCGAGAAAGGCACGCTCAAAAACGGCACCTGGACGCACGGCGACACCAGCCTCTCCGACGCCGCCACGCTGACCGGCTCCGGCCCGCTCTCCTGGTACGACGACGGCACCCCCTACGGCATCGCCGACCTCGTGGGCAACGTGTGGGAGTGGGTTGCGGGCCTCCGCCTGAGCGACGGCGAGATCCAGATCCTGCCCAACAACGACGCCATCCTGGCGGCCGCCGACATGGGCGCCAGCTCCACCCAGTGGCGCGCCATCCTGGGCGATCCCGCCAGCGAGGACGACGGCCTCGGCGATCCCGGCGACGAGGATACGTTCAAGTACGACGGCAACGCGGCCGACGCCACGACCAAGTGGCAGAGTGCCGGCGGATTCTGTCTCAACACCGAACTTGTGAACCAGAACGTCAACGGCTTTTATCAGCTAACCAACTTCTCCGGCCTGACTGCCACCAGCGGCGTCACCGCCCCCGAGATGCTCAAGCAGCTCGGCCTCTTCCCGATTGGCTCCGGCGTTGTGCAGGGCACGGTTTATGCATGCAACAAGGGTGAGCGCCTCGCGTTTCGCGGCGGCACTTGGACTATTGGCCTCGGTTGTGGGCCGTTCGCCCTCGCTCTGGATTACGTACGCTCGGCTGCGGGTCGCGGTATCGGCTTCCGCGCCGGCTTTGTTTCCTGAGTCCCTGAGTCCTGAAACCTGAAAACCTGACGGGCGGCCGCAAGGCCGCCCGATCGAAAAATTTTGAAAATGGAGTTCAAAAATGAGCTACCGCTTTAGAAACACCTTCCGCCAGGACGCCTCCACCTTCGTCGAGGACAGGGGCTACCCCTTCACCGTCGCCGAGGGCGACGAACTCTATGGCACGCTTCTTGCAGAGTTCGGCGGGCTCCTCGAGCCCGGCCAGACGGCCGTGCACGACACCTCCGGCGACGGCTGGGACGTGGTGGACGGCTTTCCTCTCCTCGAGGACGCCAGGGTCCGCAGGCTGGCCGAGCTCCGCAAAGCCTGGCTCGGCGCCGAGGCCTCCGGCACCGTCACGATGAACGGCGTGGCCTACGACTGCAATGACAGGGCCAACCGCGACATCGCAGGCCTGATCGCCAGCATGGAGGCCTCCGGCGCCGAGACGGTCCAGTTCTGCGCCGCCGACAACAGCTTCCACGCCCTGACGCTCGCCGACCTCAAGGCGCTCCAGCTGCTGGTTGTCGGCAGGGCCCAGGCGCTCTACGCGCACAAGTGGGAGCTCCGCACGGAACTCGAGGCCGCCGAAAGCTTCGACGAGCTCAACGCCGTGGAAATCTCCTTCGAAGGCGTCTAGGCCGTGCCCGGCTCCATCCCCTACGTCAAGTCCGT